TATCAAATAATTCGCCTTCAGTGTCATCTGGGCCATATTTTAACCTAAACTTTTTTTCACCTTCTACTCGGATTTCTTCTATTTGAAAAAAGTCAGAAAGTTCATCTTCAAAAAGTTTTGATTCTTGATAAATTTTATTTGCTACAAATTCGTTAGCTCTCATCGCTATGCTACTCTTTCATCATCTCGGTTTTGATTTTGCATAGCTGCTGACCTTTGTATAAGTCTTTCTAATTCTGCACGACGTGGACCTTGAAGTTCAGCTAGCATTTCTGTAATTATATCTTCAAACATATTCTCAATGCGCATAGCATCTTGACGATTCATTTTGAATTCTGAATTATCACTTACTGGCATATCATCTTCTCGATCATCATATGCTTGTCTAGCTTCATCTAGATTAATTTCAAATGGATTTTTTCTGTCGCCGTCGGGTAGCATATCACCTATAACAGGTATATCTGATGCACTAGGAGCAACTGCTGGAATTTCAAAACCGCCTTCGCCTCCGATTGATATTTTACCAGTGTCGCAAACTTGATCAATATACCCATCCGATACAAATCTTTCCATCATCAATGATGCTAAAGGATTTGTTAAAAATCTACCTTGAGTTTCAAACCGATCTATAAATTTGTTTACCATCATTGTAATTAGCCATGCTGCACCTGTTGTAAGTATCAATACAGCTACACCAGCAAATATGCCAACACCAGACGATGCAAATACAGCACCAACTGCTGTTCCTATACCTCTTATCAAACCTATCCATGCCGCAGTACCAGCAAGCAAAGTTGGTATTGCTGCAAAAAGTTCATCTGATATTCGTTTTGTGATCGAGCTATCCGATCTAGATAAAACTTTGCCGCCGGAAGTATTTTTTTCTATCTTAAACTGCTGGTTTTCATTTTCAAGATCTATATCAATGTAGTCGTCTAAGTAACCATCATATCCCGATATTTCGCAAGGAACTCCCTGTATGTTGTTATCTCTAACACGTTGAATACCTAGCAAATAAGCATTGTAATCTGATAGTATAGTGACCATTTGTTGTCCAATTACAGCCGCACCGATAAATTTAAATAATGGTAAATTTGCTACTGCTACTAGTGTTTTTCGTCCTGGGCCACTGCTACCAAAAAAAGCTTCTAGACCACTTGTATCGAAGTTCTTAGCTCTTATAGTGCCTTGAGGTTTAGGTCTTTGGGTACTAGAGCTAGGTTTTGGTTTTTGTGTAGGCTGTTGCTGTTGTGTATTTGATGGTGTTTGTGTCTCAGCTCCTCTTGGAGTTTGACCTGAAAGTCTACTAGGCTTTGATCCTGTATATCTTGAAAAACCTTTAAATTTACGATGTAAAAAATCTTGTTTTCTACGCAATGTGTCTCGGAGGTTTTCTATTTGATTTTCTAAAACCCTTCTCATCATTCGATATTTTGGATTAGCTAAATCTTTTTTTACTTCTTTAATTCTTTTTTTGTAGTCTTTTTCTAATGCTTTATTAGCCTTTTCAAAAGCATCAGGAGCATCACAGTCGATACCATATTGTTTACAGATGTCGCCGACCTGTTGGTCAATCCATAAGTCTTCTGATTGTTCTAATAAAATAAAGTCAGCAGCTTTCATGAGGATTCCTTAATATCATGTTTATGTTATTTATGTCTCAACTGCGTTGATCCATGTCTTCGTTTGTTTGCTCAGCTATCGCTATCGCAAATCAAACTCAACAACTTACTTCGTACTAATACGCTTTTAGATTTTATCTGATAGTCTTTTTTAGATTTTTTTAGGTACTCGGGAAGAAAGATTCCTGTAGATTAATCTGCTCAGACGGAACCTGTTACGGTCCCGTCATAAAAAAAGCCTTTCGGTTTTCCTGTGAGTATCACCACCCGTGACATGGAAATAGGTATTTGTTTATACACACGTTCAATGGGCTCTGACCTTTCCCTACCTACGTCGACATCACGTAACACTGTTACGTTATCTGCACTCTCGTTCCTACTTGTACAGTTTTTATGAACATAGTGTGTTTTGTGACTGACAGCAGCAATCTATGTCAACTTACCGCCTCTGGGCGTTGGCTCAACATGTTACGTGTTTGGGTCTACTCCCCAACTTTTCCACAGCGGTATGTATCCGGCCCGCTAACCTTGTGTGCTGTATAATTGCCTAAAGTTTTGTTTTACCTGTTTCATTGCCTAGGTACTCCTTTAATATTTTAGAACTGCCTATACGAACGTTTATTATTCCGTTATAGTAATTGTCAGATTCTAAAACTCGCCTTTCAAATTGTTCTCGTGCTTCTAAATAACTTGCAATGCCTCTACTGGGACAAATATAAAGTATTTCTCTTGTGAATTTTTCTTTGCCTAAATTTTCTATATCTTTTGTTAAATGATCTGAAGAACGCCAGTAGTCTCTCCAATCACTTTCTACTTTTGTACGCCTTTTGTTTTTCTTTCCTTTAAGAGGTGGTCGAGTTTTTGTAGATTTTGCGTATTTCTTGCCTATATATTGCTTACCATTGGTTGTATTTGTAATAACATATACAAAACCTTCACAGTTATCAGGTAAACTATCGATTACATTGCCTTTATAGGTCCATTCCATATAATGTTTATATTCATGCCTTAGTCAGTGCCTTTCTTTCTGGTTTTTTTATTTTTTGCGTATTCTTCGTGTATTTCTTTTTGCCTGTCTCTAGCCAATTTGATAATATTTCTTAAGTGTCTTCTACTTGATCTGTGTGTTCTAAAACTGTGCCTGCTTTGAAATTTTATATTAGCGTCGTAGTACCTTAGATACTCTTTTACTAACTTTTCATGAGTTGTTTCTTCTTTGTTATTTGATTCTTCGGTCATTCTACAACATCCAAGTCTGTTGAGTAAGAAGTAAAACCTGATTCTTTTATTACTTTGAGCACATGATTTACTCTTCCTACTAATTCATCTTTGTGCGAGATAAGGAAAACATTTTTTCTACCTTCTCTGCCCATGTGTTTGATTACACCTAGTGCATTTTCAACACCAGCTGAGTCCATACCGCTGTCTATCAGCTCATCGATAAACAACAAATTGATATTTTGATATAGATTTTCCCATACGTCTCTAAATGCAAAACTTAATCCAAGTATAAGTCTATTACGTTCGCCTCGACTTAAGTTATCAAAGTCTAGATCTTGTCCTAGTTGCGTAATTTCTACATTTAGATCATTTTGAAACTCAACTTGATGCGGAAGACCAAGTTTTGAAAGATATGAAGTAAGCCTGTTGTTTAAATAGCTCAAATTTTGATCAATAATCTTCTTTCGAATGAAACTATCTTTATTTGTAAGCAATTTTAGCAAGAATTCTTGATGATCTTGGTAATCAGTAAGACGATTTACAGTTGACCAATCAATTTCTTGAAGTGCAGTATTGGTAAGTTCTTTAATTTGTGCTTCATAAGGATCAGTTTCGTTCTGTTTTGCTTCAAGACTTTGTGAAAGACTGTCTATGTTTTGTCTATGTTCGTATGCTTCTTTCATAGATTCATAAAAAACTGTGGGTTTGCTTTCTAAATCACCAATATCAGCAATGCTTTTCTGTGTTTTATCAAGCGTTTCGGCAATTTCTTGCAAATATTTTGCAGATTCGTCTAATTCTTTGGTCTTTTTTGCAAGAATTTCTTGTTTTTTGTCGTCGTGCAGTGGTTGATCACATGCATAACACACTGCATCTTCAAGATCTTGAATATCTTTTTCTATTTTGTCTACAGTTTTTTGTGCTCTTTGCTGTGCAGACTCTAAAGCTATCCGTTCTTTTTGCAAATTTTCAAGTTCAGTATTGGTTGTTTGCCAATTTTGTAGCTTTTCGTGGTTTTCGATCTCAGAATCAATGTCTAGTTTGCCCAATTCATTGATAGCAGCTTCTAATTTTTCAATATCTTGCTTTCTTTTTGCTTGCCAAGCACGTTGAGTACCACCAAGGCTGGCAATTGTTTCTTCAATTTTCTCATTTGCTGACTGAATTGCTGTAATTTTGTTAGTTTCAGAGTCAATAGTAGTCTTTGTTTCTCTAATTTTCTCTTTTAGAGCCTCAGCTTTTTCAGAAAGTATGGTAATACCAAGCAATTGTTCAATAATTGCACGCTGATCGTTAGTACGCATTGCTAAAAATGGCTCTGAATAGGTATTAAGTGCTACAATATGCTTAAACATATCGTGACTCATACCTAATAGCTCATTAATTGACTCTTGAGTCTTTCGAGAGTCGCCTTGTGACTCGTCTGTAAGCTCTTGTTCTTCATTATTCACATAAAACTTAGTAAATGTAGGCGATCTACCACGTTCGATACGGTATTGAACATTGTTTTTTTCAAAATTCAACGTTACTAACATGTGTTTTGAGTTCGTTTTGTTAATAAGGTTGTTTCTTTTGATATTAGTTAGTGCTTGGCCGTAGAGAGCGTAAGACAATGCATTAATAATTGTAGTTTTGCCCGTCCCGTTTCGTGAGCCTGAGTCATCACCTCCTTGATCTAAGTTTTCACCAAGCACTAGAGTGAGCTGTTCTTGATCAAATCGAACTGCTTGAGTTTGATTACCAACGCTCATAAAGTTTTTAACTGTTAAATCTTTAATTAGAATTGTCATATAGGTTATTTTTAGTATAATATACTATAGATTTCTATAAATGTCTAGTAATAATTTTTGATCGAACGATTCTGAATCAATTGCTACAATTTCTTTAGAAACAATTTCATCTACGCTTTCAAATTTGCTAATATCTAGATTAGTAGTAATTTCATCAATCTGTTTTTGTGGAATAAGTGTAATTTCTCTGCAATTATGCTGCTTAACGTAAGTTTCCTTAATGAAACTAGCTTCTTCGTAGCTAATATCAATGTCAATAGAAACTCTAAGATACATTTTGTCTTTGATAATATTGCTTTCGGGGTCAAGCAGCTCAGAAAGTTTTACTGTACGGTACTTAGGACAGTTAGACCAATTGATATATTCGGGTTCCTTGTCGTTTTCTCGATCTAAAATTACCATGCCACGTTCGTCGTCCCATGCATCTGAGTAATTATGAGGAAAAGCATTGCCAATATAATGGATATTACCTTTTATTTGACGCTTGTGAAAGTGCCCTGAGAACACATACTTCTGATTAACAAAATGAGATGCTCTTAGATCACCGTGTTCTGGCATTTGAACATGAGCGTTCATTAAAAATGTTGGCAATTCAAAGTGACCAAACATATATTTAGACTTTGATTGTTCTATTTTCTTCCATTCGTTGTCAACTAGCCAAGGCACAAACGCAACATCTTCGATTTCAGTAAATTCATCAATAACTGTAACGCCTGGAATATGCCTAGCAAAGTTAGTTGAACTCACATCACGTCTATCTTTGTAATATAAGTCGTGATTACCTACAAACATGTAGAAATTTTCAAAACTTTTGCCTAATTTTTCTAAACAACGTACAGTATAATCGAGTGTACCGATATTAACGCTGCTACGATTATGATGCCAGTCGCCACAAAATATTGCAGTTTCGCAATTATTTTCTTTTGCTTGTTCGATAAACCAATCTACAAATTCTTCGCAGTCGGTATTATGTATTTTACTGTTGCTTTTTAAGCCAAGGTGAATATCTGTGAAGATTGCTGCTTTTTTAAACAATTTTTCCTCGTATGTTATTAATTTGAAGCATCCCAGTCACGTTGACTTTGTCTTGTATAACTAGGATTCATATTATTCATTTCTAAAATGTCGTCTCTAATATTTTGATTACGTTTTTCTAAATTTATAACCCGTACAAAACTATTTGTAACTGCTGCTGTGTAATATGCAAATGGATTTTGACTCTTAGATTCATCAAACTGTAGTCCTATTTGGGTAAGCTGTAATATAGCTTGCCCTTTCATTTCGTCGTTATAAGTATATCCTCTAACGTTACCTCTAGTAGAATATCTTTCGCACAATTTCATCCACATATGAGCAAGTTTATTGGTAACTTTGCCGCTTTGCTTGTCAAAATAACCATTTTCCATGCCGCCTTGCCAATGACTTTTGCCTATACATTCTAATTCGTCATTTTCGTTAAATTTAAAATGTTGAAAAGCAGGAAAATTTAGTTTAGTTTTTGTGTCAGCTAGAGACTTAGGAGTTTTCTTTCTGCCAATTTCTTCTGGGATATGATCAAAAGTCATAACTCTAAAAATAAGATCTTTTTTATCAATCTTTTTATAATTAACTTCGCATTCGGCTAGTTTTATTTTTTCGCCTGCTGCTTTTCGCCGGTCGTAATCTTGATGTTGTAATCTTTTTGCTTTATTACGTTTAGCTTCTGCTACAGTTCTAATGTTTATTTTTTGCAAAGTTTCGTCTAGAGTAGAATACGGTGTAGGCATTGGTATAATAATATCATATTGATGATAATCATCATCGACATAGCTGCAAAATGTATTTTTTGATTTGTGTATTTCTAGTAAAATATCTTTGTTGTTTAGGTAATTATATCTTTTCATTAAAATTCCATAAAATAATATTTATAATATAATGTATGTGTATTTTTGTCAACTAAATAATGTATAAAATTTTATTTAGGAAGCAAATATGGCATTACCATTTGTAGAAAATCCAACAGAAGAAAGCCAAAGTCGAAGTTCATTTGATCCTACATCAACCAACGATGCAGCGTTAGGTAGTTCTACGATAATTGGTGATAATACAAATAGACTTGACGAATTTGTTGACAATGAAACATACGAAAGAAAATTTTTTAACAGTCAATTACGGTCAAGAAATATTCCTGAAGGAGCAAATCCAACACCAATAACACTTCAAACTGCTAGCTGGAAAGCCACTGGTGCTCAAGACTGGCGAGTGAGATTAAGTATACCACCAGGAATAAGTTTTGGACCTTTACATCGCAGTATTGCTCGTACAAATGGATTAATTTGGCCGTATACTCCTACAGTTTCGTTAGGTACATTTGCTGCTTACTCAGAACAAACGCCTACACACGCACTATATCCATATGTTGTTTACCAAAACAGCGGAGTAAGTGATATTAGTATTTCGGGCACTTTTACTTGTCAAACAGAAAGAGAAGCAGATTACATAATTGCTGCACAGCAGTACCTTAAAACAGTAACTAAAAGTGCATATGCAAATAGTGCATTCCAAGGTTCACCGCCTCCGGTTGTAACTTTAACTGGTTACGGACGGCATGTGCTTCCAAATGTGCCAGTCGTAGTAAAACAATGGAACATTAGTTTGCCTTCAGATGTAGATTACATACAATCTAGTGTAGGTGCATATGCACCTACAAAATGTGAAATAACAGCTAATATGCAAATTGCAATTAGCAGAGGCAAATCACAAACATTTAGTCTACAAGGTTTCGCTGCAGGCGCATTAGATGGATTCTTATAATGACTACAAAATATGATTCACCAGACTATAGCAGAGCTAGTCCTTATTTTAAAACCGACATACAAAATGATTTGTATTTAGATATTTTAAAAATTAGGCCAGTGCCAGCAAGAGCAAACGATGTGCTTTACAAAATCGAACCCCAATACACACATAGGCCGGATTTGTTAGCATATGATTTGTATAAAGAACGAGCTTTATGGTGGGTTTTTGCACAAAGAAATCTAAATGTTATTAGAGACCCTGTTTATGATCTCGAAGCTGGTGTAGAAATATATTTGCCTCAAGCAAAATATTTAAAGGAACTGCTGTAATGCCTACTTTTAATATTGATGCAACACTTGCTAACGGCGGAGAAAGCACAAGAGAAAACACAGATACTCCAGTAAGCGATACTAGCTGGCGTACTTGGGTAGATAATCCTTTATCACCTGATGAATTCTTTTATCTTCGTGAGCCTAATAGAGCAGCAGGCGCCGGCGGAAATAAAAATCCAACACCGAATGGCGGCGGCACAGGTGCAACTGCTGGCGGAAAAAATCCATTACATAAATTTGCTTCTTATTCTTGGATGTGGTCTTTATGTTGTTTGTCTAAAGGACAGACAAATTTTCCCGATTCGATAAAAGGGCAATTTAAAGCAGGTATACCGGTAGCTGTTGATATGGGAGCAAGTGATTATCATTTTGACTCTATGCGAATTCAAGGTATTGCTGCGCCAAATGCGCATATTAGAAACACTCATTCTATAAGTTTTGATTTTGATATATTTGAACCGTATAGTTTAGGTAATTTTATTGAAGACTTAGATAAAGCAGCAAGAGCGCAGGGCTGGGCTAACTATTCAGATGCTGGATGGATGCTAGGTTTAAAGTTTGATGGCTGGGACGATCAGGGTCGCCCTGGAACTGTAGGACCATTTAATTTTGTTGTAAAATTAATTAACGCAAAATTTAAATATACCGAGGGCGGCACAATGTATCAGTGTCAAGCAATAGCATGGAATGATCAAGCATGGAATGATGAAAACGCTACTCTTAAGACCAATGGTACACTTGTTGGAGACAAACTTAAAGATATCTGTTTTTATGGACAAAATAGTTTAACTGCTTTGCTAAATTCCCAAGAATTGAAAAAACAAGAAAAAGGTTTGATTGCTGAAGGCGATCAATATTACATAGTATTTCCTGATACAAAAACAAGTGCTGAAGAATCAGCAGTATTAACAGCACTTTCGTCGCCAGGCGCGGCTGAATTTGCAGTAAAGTGGTTAGAAGATTGGGATAAGGAAAGAGGTATAGGAAGTTTAAGCGCTGCTGAAAATTCAACAGGAGATGCACAAGCTTATAAAGCGTTTGACGACTGGGTAGCACAAAATAAACAATACAATCTTAGTGGTAACAAAGGTACTAATTCAAGAGGTCCTGTAATTTATAATTTTTATAAAGATAACTGCAACAAGATAGGCGAGTCAACATTAAGTAAAACACCTTTTGATAGAAAAGTCAATAAAATGGGACCTGTTCGCAATACACGAACTGATGAAAATTACGACATTTTTCAAAATAGATTTAATTTATTAGATCATGATTCTTTCAGTATTAAGTGTGAAACAGGTAATAGAATTATTGATATATTAGAAGAACTAATTTTAGCCAGTGAATACGGTCGAAACGAAGGAGTCAACGGCAAACCTGATGAAAATAACAAAGTTAATTGGTATAAAATACAGTGCTTTGTGTTAGCAGAAAGCAGTGCTAAAGAACCTGAAAGCGGGCGTACTGCTAAAACATATATCTATAGGGTTATCGAACACAAAGCAGCATTAAACAGATTTGCAGCGCCTGGAAGTATAGGCAAAGGGGGAGGATCTCCTGCTAGGATTTATAATTACATTTACACTGGCTTAAACAATGATGTTCTTAAATTAGATTTAGATTTTAATTATTCATTCTTTGCGCCGATTACGTCAGATATGGGACACAACGAAGCAACAGCCGCATTAGGTACACCAGGATTGCAACACCCTAAAGGTGCAGATGTATTAATGAAATCAGTAATAGGCTCGCCACCTAGCTCTCCAGACGAAATAACGCAAACTCAAAGTCTTCCGCAAAGATCTAAAATGACTATAGGTACACCTAAACATACAGAATCTATAGCTAACAGAGACTGGCACAACATATTAATGAATTCAGATATTGATTTGCTAAACATAGAAATGGATATACACGGCGATCCAGTTTATTTACAGTCAAACGGATGCGGCAATTATATTGCTGGCAGCGACGGAAATTTAACAAAAGACGGAGATCTTGAGTATATAAACAGTGAAGCGGATATTCAAATAAACTTTGAAACACCTTATGATTTAGGTGTTCCGTGGACAACACCCGGACAGTACAGATTTACAGGATTCTATCAGGTAGTAAAAGTGCAGAGTACATTTACAAAATCAGAAGGATTTAAACAAACACTTAGCTGTATTCGTTACAGACAGCAAGGCGAAGGCACTAGTACTCCAATGTATGAACCAGGCGGCGAATTAATATCAGATGTAAAAGAATACAGGGAATAACAGTAAATGAGACCAGAATTAAATCAAGGAACATCAGGTGTAACCCGCAATACACGTACTTCTATGGCCGGCGGCGCTGGAACAAGTACGGGTATATATATTGGTCGAGTTGCAAATAATATCGATCCGCAGAGAATGGGTTATTGCGAAGTTGAAATTTTACCTAATAGTAAGCAAGGTACAACAGCAGGCGATGACACTCAAACTATTATTGCAAGATATACTTCACCTTTTGCAGGCCAAACTAATTATACCGCTAGCGGAAAGCAAAGTACCTATGCAGAATCACAAACATCATATGGATTTTGGGCAGTACCGCCTGACGTAGGTGTATTGTGCGTGGTTGTAGTTGCTGAAGGCGGCGACGGCGAAGGATTCATAGTTGGCTACATGCATGACGAATATATGAATCAAAATTTGTTTAACAACCTTGAGTCTAATTTTAACAAAAAAGACGTAGGACCATCACGAGCATTTTCGGGTCCTGATGATGCTGCTGCTATTGCTGAGTGGGATGCTGCTGTTGATCGTAAAAAGCGAGGTAAAAATAATGAGATAAAAACTCTTTGGGGAATGCAAACTAGAGAAGATAGAGAAATTTTTGCAGGTACAATGGACCATTTTGAGTTTTCATCGGCAATAACAAGCGGCGCTAGAAGAGACACTCCGTCTAATGTGTACGGGTGGAGTTCACCAGGCCCGCCAGCCGTAATGGATAATGCTCCTAGATCTAACAAGGTTTTTAACCAAAAAGTAGGGGAAGATGTAAATCCTGTACCTAAAATGCGTATGGGCGGAACTAACATTGTTATGGACGACGGAATGCTAGGATTTACTAGCGCAAGATTTCCGTGGGACGGACATAGAGATTATAAAGGCACAAAGCCTGATATAACAGATTATAATTCAAAAGCAGAGAGTCAATGGGACGGAGATCACTCTAACTTAAAAGACACTTATCTACATGAACAATTTCGTATTACAACACGAACGGGTCACAGAATTATCATGCACAATTCAGAAGACTTTATTCATATAATGCACGGCAGTGGTATGTCTTGGATTCACATGTCACCTAATGGAAAAATAGATGTGTTTGCAAAAGATGGAATACACATGGCAAGCCAAAGCCAAGAAGGTTCTCCTGAGGAAGACGGTCAAGCGCAAATTAATTTACATGCATGTCAAGTAAATGTAGAAGCACAAGATATTAACTTTTCTGCGCATCGTAAGCTTTATATGGAACAAAGAAAAGATTTAGGTTTTGGTTCTGATGGTAAGCACAGAGGAGCAGGTCAACGCCAATTTGCTCTCGAAGTTAAAGATGGTAGAATGGAAATTCTAACAACTAACGGTTTTGGAATTTCAACATTTAAAGGATCAAGTTTAGTTAGGGCAGATAATTTATATCAAGGAAATCTACAGTTTCATATGGAAAATAGAAAAGATAATTTTATTGTAAAATGTTTTCCGTTTCAACCGACTAACTTAGGGGAAACTGAACCAGATTTAGAAGGAAAAACCTCAACTATAGATGCATATTGTCATCCTGAAGGACCTGATTTTGATGATGTAGGCGGCCACAACAGATCTAAATCTTATTATGACCTGGCTGGTGAAAACGAAATTACAACAGACGAAAACGGTCGAATAGTAGAAAAACTTAAGAAATGGAGTACTGATGAATTTAGAGGACCGTATCTTGAATTAATAGGAACTAAGTTACAAAAGGAGATAGGCACTGGAGCCAAGGAGTGCACTGACGAAGCTCCAGGCGGCCCACAAGATGGGTCAGGCACTGACGAAGTCGGAGCAGTTATTAATAGAGTGCGATTAGCTACAACAGGACCCCACGAATTCTATCAAACATGGCCGTTGATTTCGAACACACCTAACAAAAAGGGTGAAGGCGAACAAGGTGGTCGTGGTAGTTGGAATACAAAACCAGTTAAAAAATATGAAAAATCAGAAAATTGGCCTGAGGGATATTACAAAGATCCTACATTTACTGTAATAAAAACAAATCTAGGAAGAATGCCTGCTGGGCATCCGTGGCGACATGAAGAGTCAATGAATAATCATTTATTCCATCCGCCGTTGACTACATGGGGGAAACAACAAGAACACGACTTATGGTATTCAGGATTAGAAGTTACAACTAGTAATTTCAGTATTCCGCCTGAAGGTTACCAGTCAGCAGATCATATAGACTGTAGAGAATATATTATTAAAGATAGGAAAGTTATATAATGTCTCGTATAGAAAAAAAGATATACAAAGAAGTTATTATACCTACTTCAAAGAAGCAAAGTTATGGTTTGCCTACGCAAAGCTATAAGGGTTTTTCAACTACAAGTCCTTCTAAAAGATCAACTAAAGTTTTTGATTTAGAATGCATTAGACAAGATATTATTAATCACTTTCATATAAGGCAGGGCGAAAAGTTGTCAGATCCTGAGTTTGGTACAATTATATGGGATGTGTTGTTTGACCCACTAACAGATAGATTAAAAGAAGCTATTGCGGAAGATGTTACAGAAATTATAAACTATGATCCTAGAGTAAATGCTGACAAAATAATTGTAGATTCTTACGAACATGGCATTCAAATTACCTGTAACATTACCTATGTTCCTTACGATGTATCAGAATATTTGCAGCTTAGATTTGATAATAGAGCTGGTTATTTAATACCTACAACAAACGATTATTCAGAACAAAGATCATATTAAAAGTTTAGTACGCATTTTATATTAGCATAAATACCTTATATATTTGAAGGTTTTTATACATGTCTAATACTGATCGGCAAAATAGGCTATTAGTAGCTGAAGATTGGAAGCGTATCTACCAAAGCTTTAGAAATGCTGAATTTCTTTCCTATGATTTTGATAATTTACGAAGAACGATGATTACGTACTTGCGACGTAATTATCCTGAAGATTTTAATGATTATATTGAGTCTAGTGAATATATTGCTTTAATTGATTTAATAGCATTCTTAGGACAGAATTTCTCGTTTAGAACAGATTTAAACGCTCGAGAAAACTTTCTTGAAACAGCAGAAAGACGTGAAAGCGTGCTACGGTTGGCTAGGCTTCTTAGTTATCAACCTAAACGTGTAATACCTGTAAACGGGCTATTAAAAATTATTTCAGTAACAACTTCTGAAGACGTTAGAGATGAAAATAATTTAAATATATCTGGAACAAATATTAGATTTAATGATTCCCAAGATGTCGGCTGGAAAAGTAAATTTACAAGAATATTAAATGCAGCACTTCCGTATGAAGCCAGTATAGGTAATCCATTACAAGAAGAAACAATTAATGGTATCTTAACCCAACAATATAGATTTAATAGTGCAAATGTAGGTTTACCTATTTTTCCTTTTACCCGTCCGATAAATGGCATAAACAGACCCTTCGAAATTGTAAGTACTGGAATAGAAAATGGTTCTATAGTAGAAGAAGCTCCGTTTAACGGAAACAAATTTGCAATTCTATATCGATCAGATGGTAGAGGAAATCAAAGTGAAAATACAGGTTACTTTATGCACTTTAGGCAAGGAACACTCATAAATGGAGATTTTACACTTAATGAAGGTAACAGTAATCAAGTAGTAGCTATTGACGATACAAATGTTAATGAATCAGACGTTTGGCTGTACTCGTTAGATGCACAAAACAATGAAGACGAAGAATGGACAAAAGTTGTTTCTACTGAAGGAAATAATGTAATATATAATAACTTAAATAAAAATGATAAAAATGTTTTCAGTGTGTTAACTAGATTAGAAGACAGAATTAGTTTGGTTTTCGGAGACGGAACTTTTGGTAATATTCCATTAGGAAAATTTAGAGCGTATTTTAGAGTATCTAGTCCAGATGTAGGCTCTTTAGATCCAGAAGAACTTTCAGCTATTAGTTTAAATATTCCGTACATAAGTAAGTTTGGTAAAGAAGAGACACTTAACATTCAATGCCAATTGCCTAATACTATAAACAATGGTTCTAGTTCTGAGTCTAATGAAAGTATAAAAACTAACGCTCCGGCAAATTACTATACACAAAATAGAATGATTACAGCTGAAGATTATCAGTTAGCACCTATTACAAGGAACCCGGACATTGTAAAAGTTAAAAGTGTAAACAGAATAAGTAGTGGTATTAGTAGATATTTTGATCTATTAGACAGTACAGGAAAATACAGTAAAACAAATTTATACGGTAATGATGGTATTCTAACAAAAGAATTACTACAATTTAAAGAAAAATTCTCTTGGCAAACAAGAACTGATATTGCCGGTGCGATAATAAATGTTGTGCAGCCTGTGCTAGCAAATAAAAATTTACAAAACTTTTACTACAGCGAATATACAAAAATAAAAGTAAATGACTTTAACAATTTTTGGACAAGTGTATCTAGTAGTACGAATCAAAATACAGGTTATTTTAATGACCTTGGCGGCCAATTACAATTGCTAGGAGATTTTACTACAAGTACATTAAAGCTTATTAAGCCTAATACTTTGTTAAAATTTGTTGCACCAGAAGGCAAGCATTTTATGAAAAGCAATAATAATGCTTTAATGGACGGCGAAGCGGATCATAAAGATTCAGTTACTTATCTTTGGACAAAAGTATACAGTATCCAAGGTAATGGTACAGAATTAACAGACAACGGAGACGGACCAGTAAAATTATCTGATATAATTCCTACAGGTGCAATATTAGATCAAATCATTCCAAAAATGTCTAATGAATTATTTACTACTACACAGACACAGATAGTTAATCAAGCATTTGCAAGACAAACTTTTGGCTTAAGATATGATACAAATAATTTAAAATGGGAAGTAATTACCCTTGAAAATTTGGATATTTTTAATGACTTCAGTTTGAAGCAAGCAGGGAATAATTCGAGCAGACAATTAGATAGTAGTTGGCTGTTATTGTTTGAGCCAGAAGGCAATACTTATACAGTAACATATAGAGCATGTAGGTACTTGTTCGAAAGTCCTAACGAAATTAGATTTTATTTTGATTCATCAGATAAAGTTTTTAATAAAACAAGTGGCAAAACATTAAAAGATAAAATTTCTGTTTTGAGTATAAATCCAAAACCTGATTCTACAGATGCTTTTACTGTTGATTATGATTGGTCTGTATTAGCAAGTTATAGAGATACAGATGGTTATGTTGATAGTAGCAAAATGGAAATTACTTTTTTTGATAGCGACGAAGATGGAATAGTTGATGATCCTGATCTTTTTGAAGTAATTGTTGCTGACGAGGTAAACAGTGAAAATAAAATTGTATATAGACAAAGACAGCAGAACGCTGACGGAAGCGAACAATATTTGTATTTTCCTAATTCAAACAACGAAATTATTTCGTTTGCAACTAAGGCATCAGTGCAAACGACTAGCTTGTATGATGATGGACAAATATTCTATTATCTAGACGAGGATTATTTTGAAGTTCTAAACAAAGAATCAAATTCACTAAAGGTTACAGCAGACTACCGAGCTGTTTCTGGCAGAGATAATTTAAAATTCCATTATGTGCATTCTGCAGATAAAGATAAAAGATTAGACCCGAGTGTAAGCAACATAATAGATGTATATGTGCTTACTCAATCTTATGACACAAGTTTTAGAAGATATCTAAGAGACGAAGCAGAAAAACCCCTGCCTCCTAGTACTGATCAGCTATATCTTTCTTACAATGCAAATCTTGCTTCTATCAAATCAGTAAGTGATGAAATAATTTATAATCCTGTAAAGTACAAAATAATTTTTGGTGCAAAAGCAGATAGTGACTTGCAAGCAACATTTAAAATTGTTAAAAATCCAGAATCTGTAATCAACGATAATGATATAAAATCACAGTGTTTAAGTGCAATTGAAGAATTTTTTGCATTAGAAAATTGGAATTTTGGTGATACATTCTATTTTAGTGAATTGAGTGCGTATGTAATGAAACAACTTAGTCCTGACATAGTTACATTTATTGTCGTTCCTAGCGATGCAAATAGAGTTTTTGGTAGCTTATTTGAAGTAAAATCAGAATCAGATGAAATATTTGTAAGTGGTGCAAAGATTACAGATTTAGAAGTTATAGATGAAATCACAGCAACTAAAATCCAAGCTAGCGGATTAATTACTACGTCAACTACTGATGTAAATGCAGGTGTACAAAGCACTGCCTTAAATGTAACTTCAACAACAAATTATACTTCATCTAGTTCAAGTAACAATAATTCAGGAGGCTCATACTAATAATGGCTTACGATAATTTTCAAAATGAACCTAACTTGCCAGTTAACGGATCTTCTAAAAGACGTAGTAGAGATCATTTACCTAAAATTTTTAGAACTCCACAGAATAGTAAATTTTTAAATGCAACATTAGATAGGTTTATATCTCCTGGTTTAATTAACAGAGTTAATGGATTTGTAGGGAGAAAAGATTCTAAAGCATATAATATAGATGACACATACTTCGATGATGTTTCTAAAAAGAGAAATGATTATAAGTTTGAGCCTGCGTCGATTATAAAAGATAATTTAGGCAATACAAGATTCTATAAAGATTTTAATGATTATACTAATGCATTTGCAAATTATAATTCTGCTAACAAAGATTATAGTTTATTAACCCAGCAAGAATTTTATGCATGGAACCCTAATATCAATTGGGATAAATTTGCTAATTTTAGAGAATACTATTGGCTACCTAGCGGGCCTCAAGCAATTAGTATTGCTGGAAACTCGGTAGAAGTTGATAGTACTATAAAAGTAAGACTTGGTGATAATTTAGATTCGTACTCGTATATCTTTACACCAGATGGATTAACGAACAATCCTACTTTAACATTGTATAGAGGCATAACATATAAATTTGATGTTGATATACCAAATTTTCCTATTGTATTTAGAAGTAAATTAACCGATCAGCCGAATTTTGATTTAGATAGTTCATCTATTATAATATATGAAGGCTTAGATATACAAGGTTTAGAAAAAGGCACAGCAACTTTACAGTTAAGCCAGTATGCGCCGGACACTCTATGGTATGTATCAACAGAGGATATTAATATTAATGGACGCATTGAAATCAAAGATTTAGAGGAAGCTGCTTTTGTTGACGTAGAAGCAGAAATTCTACAAAAGAAATACTATAAATCAGGCAACGGCGTTGAATTTTCTAACGGAATGAAAATTAAATTTATCGGTGAAGTTGAGCCAGCATATTATAAAGATAAAACATTCTACGTCGAAGGAGTTGGAGATAGTATTACTCTCATAGAAGAAAATTCTCTTAATATACCTTCTGAATACACACCAGATATAGAAGTAGACTTTGATAGTATACAATTTGATTCTAAACCGTTTGATACAGCGATTGGATATCCGTCGCAAAAAGATTATTTAACAATTAACAGATCATCTATAGATGGAAATCTATGGTCACGACACAATAGATGGTTCCATAAAGATATTATTCAACAGTCAGCAGACCTAAATAATTCTGTTGTTGAATTAGATCAAAATTTTAGAGCCAGCAGACCTATTATTGAATTTAATCCTAATATTAAATTATATAACTATGGCACAAAAGCAAAACAGAATATTGATTTGGTTGATGATTTTACTGTTGATGTATTTTCTGTTATTGAAGGAAGCATAGGATATAATGTAGATGGTGTAGATTTAGCAGACGGTATGAGAGTATTGTTCCTTGCAGATCTAGATCCGTTCGTAACAAATAAAATTTATACAGTAAAATTTATTACATATGATGGTACAATTGAAGATGATGCTATTGTGTCAGGTAGAAGGCAAATTACTTTAGTAGAAGCCGACGATGCAGAATCTTTAGAAAACGAAACAGTTGCAGTTTTAAGAGGTAATGAATATAAAGGGAAAGTTTTATCTTTTGCAAATAATACCTGGACTGTAAGTCAAAGAAAAATTCAAAGAAATCAAGCTCCGTTGTTTGATATGTTTGATAGCAATAACTACAGCTACGGAGATATTAATTATTATGAATCTAGCACATTTAATGGTAATAGAATTGTAGGATACAAAGTTGGAACTGGTGTTTCAGACTCTGAATTAGGCTTTCCTTTATCATATCAAAATATTAATAATGTAGGAGATATTGTATTTGAGTCTGATTACGGTCAAAGTACTTTTACGTACATAGAAAACGAAAACGAGAAGATTGTAGAGGTAAACAAAGGCTATTTACGAAAATATCAAAATAGAACAGATTTTGAAAATGTGTCTCAATGGCAAAAAATTACTGAATATAAACAACCTGTGATCAGACAATATGTATATGACGAATCTTTTAATAATGTTTATATAGACGTATATGACGATAGTTCAAACAATATTGAAAATATACAGATCAATGTATTCAAAAATAATGAACTTTTAATTAAAGGTACAGACTATACTGTAGAGCCCGATGTAACTGAATATGCAAGAATTGATTTTATTGCTGCTTTAGAGTATGGCGACAACATAGTCATAAAAACTACCTCAGATTTACAGAAAAATCAAAATGGAAAATATGAATTTCCGTATTCTTTAGAACGAAACCCTAAAAATCAAAATCTAGATACTTTTACTTTAGGAGAAGTAAATGATCATGTATCTAGTATTGTAGAAAATACAGCAGAATTTATAGGCCAATATCCTGGTTCGAGTAATTTAAGAGATATATCAGATATTGATAAAAATGGTAGACGTTTTTTACAACATAGCGCACCTTTAAATTTATCATTGTATCATATAGTAAATGAAAATGCTAATTTTGTTGATGCTATACGCTATGCTAAAAATGAGTATAGTAAATTCAAACGTGAATTTTTAAGCTTGAGCGAAAATTTAGGAATTAGCGGTGATGCAAAAACTCATGTTGATAAAATTTTAGAAGAATTTTCTCGTAATAAAAATACAAATGACAACTTCTATTTTAGTGATATGGTACCATACAGTGGCAATATAAAAACCGATCACGAAATTGAAGATAGCGATGAAATTTATTTTCCTTTAGCTGAAAACTTTACACTAGCAGATGCTTCAACAAGAGCTGTTCAAGTTTATTTGAATGATGTACAATTATTGCACGGAATTGATTATACATTTAATAACGAAGGCTACGCAGTAGTAACGGCTAATAAACAGCCGCAAGACGTAATTTCAATTTACGAATATGAAAGTACAAATGGTAATTACATTCCGCCTACTCCAACTAAACTAGGTTTGTATCCTCTTTTTGAACCAAAAATCTATTTAGATACAACATTACAAACACCAGTAAATGTTATACAAGGTCATGACGGATCTATAACTAAAGCTTATGATGATTATAGAGATGACCTTTTAGTAGAATTAGAAAAAAGAATTTTTAATAATATTAAAGTAACTTACAATACTGAATTATTTGATATATCTAGAGTGAAATCTAGCTTTTATAGAAATGATTCTTTGAGTACTGAATTAGTTAATAAAGCACTTACTCCTGAATTTATTGCTTGGACAAATTTAATAAACACAGACTATCATAGTCATGATTTTTTTGAACGAGATAATAGTTTTACTTATAACTACAGTGATAGTACAGATATAGAGTATAATAAATTGCCAGGTTTTTGGCGTGAAATTTTCAAATACTACTACGATACTGATCGTCCTAATATTACTCCGTGGGAAATGCTAGGATTTTCTATTGAGCCTACTTGGTGGAAAGATACCTACGGTTCAGCGCCTTACACAAAAGATAATTTTTTACTATGGGAAGACATCCAAAAAGGTATCATACGTGTTCCTAATCAAAGACCTATTTACAATCCTAAATATAGTAGGCCTAATTTATTTGAAATACTTCCAGTAGACGAGCATGGTGATTTAATTAAACCATTAGAAATTGGTTTGATCGGTGCTTATAATTTTAATAATATAGAAAAGCCTTTTGTATTTGGAGATGGCGCTCCTGTTGAAGCAGCTTGGCGTAGATCTAGCGAGTACCCGTTTGCATTGCTTATGGCATATGGTTTAAATAAACCTAATGAATTTTTTGCAACTGCATTTGATAGATATAATCAAATAAGAGATATAAGCGGAAATATAATTTACAAACCGTCTAATAATAGACTACAGTTAGAAGACATAGTGTATCCTCCTAATAATATTGACGATGATTATGTTGCAACTAGTGGTATAATAAATTATATTGCAAATTATTCAAAAATGATTAAGAAAAATTTCGATCTTTATAAAAATGACTTGCAAAATATTACTAATCAAATGGGATTTAAATTTGCAGGTTACACGGAAAAAAACAAATTAAAGTTAATCCTTGACAGCAGAACACCACTAAACAAAGGAAATGTTTTTGTACCTGAAGAAGATTACGAAATTGTTTACAATGAGAGCACTCCTGTTGATATATGTTCCTATAGCGGTGTAATTATTGAACGAACTGAAGAAGGATTTTTATTAAAAGGATATAACAAAGCAAAAGGATATTTTTCTATTTTCCCTCATATTGCTAGTAGTACAGATTACCCTATAAACGTAGGTGGTATAAGTGAATCATATGTTGAATGGCAAAGCGGCAACTTATATACCACTGGTACGATTGTGCGTAATAATAATACATTTTATAGATGTACCGCAACAAATAGAGAAACAGAATTTAATCTAGATTTTTTTGCAAAACTAGATAGCTTGCCTATTATAGGCGGTAAAACAGTTGAAATACGTACACAATTTCAAGCAAAAATAAAAGAAATCCCATATGGCACTTTGTTAACTACAGAACAAGAAGTAGTTGACTTTTTAATCAGCTATGGCGAATATCTACAACAAAAAGGTTTTGTTTTTGAATACTATAAAAGCAACGAAAATGTTGTATATAATTGGTTACACACGTCGAAAGAATTTTTGTTTTGGACTTTATTTGACTTAGATGAAGGTAGCTTAATTTCTTTAAGCCCAGGATCTAATTATTTAGAATTCCAAAATCCTTATGCTGTAGTTGGTGACATTTATAATGGTCCTAATGGAAATACATTGTATAATGCTAATGGAAATATACTAGAAATTAATTTATCTTCAGTAGGTAGAAGTGATTCTAACTATACATTATATGTAAACGACGAAGACACAGGCGAAGGAATTTATCACGTAGAATTGCCCTTAATTCAAAAAGAGCATGTAATTTTATTGAATAATCAAACTATATTTAGTGACGTAATTTTTGATCTTATACCTGGTTATAGGCAAGAAAGAATAAAAATATTAGGCTATAGCACTGATGAGTGGAATGGTAGTGCTAACATCCCGGGTTTTGTTTTTCAAGATGCAGATTACGAACAGTGGGAATCAAATAAATCATATGATGTAGGCGACCTTATTCAATATGAACAAAAATTTTATGTTGCGGATAAAAAAATTCTTGGTACAGAATTTTTTAATGCTTCTAATTGGATTGCATTAAACGAAAAACCAAAACAAGGATTGTTACCTAATTTTGAATATAAAGTTAATCAATTTGGTGATTTTTATGATCTAGATAGTGATAATTTTGATACCGAGCAGCAAAAATTTGCTCAACACCTAATAGGATATCAAAAAAGAGATTACCTTGAAAATATTATAGCTGACGATGTAAGTCAATATAAATTTTATCAGGGCATGATTCTCGAAAAAGGAACTCAAAATGCTTTTTCTAAATTGTTTGATGCGTTAGCAAGTGAAGATAAAGACAGTTTGGAATTTTATGAAGAATGGGCAATTAGAGATGGTGTATACGGTGCTTCGGCAACTTTTGATGAATTTGAAGTTAAACTAGACGAAGCAAAGTTTATTGTTAATCCGCAATTAATACAAATTGCTGATGAAAATACGAACGGTGACACAACGTATAACATTCCAACTTATGATGTATATGTTCCTTCAGAAAACATTAATAATCCGTTCCCCACTAAAAAACAATTTACTAGCTATGTGAACACAGCTGGTTATGTTCACAAAGAAGATGTAAAAGCAGGTTTATCAAATCTAGCTGACATAATAGGAGTAGGAACAAATGTTTTAGGAAATAATGAATATCTTTGGATATTTGGTGATAAAACTGAAGATTGGAATGTATACAAACATGTAAAAACAGATTTACAAGTCAAAGCTATCGACGACTATGAAATTATAAATGTGTCTACTGAAACTTTAACATTAGAAGAAATAGTTAACATTATTGATCGAGAACAGTCTGATTTTCTTTATCAACAATATCTAGACACTCAAGCAAAAATACAACAAGCAAATAGATTATCGGATCAAGCAATAGCTGAATCATTATTTGGCGATTTAGGCGCTTTTACAGAATCTAAAGCACTTACTTTTTATGTTGCAGAAATACAATTTAAACAACCAGTTGGCGATATACAAGTAAATGATATTATAGGTATAAACAATTTTTATGCACCTAATACTGATCAAGGCGGAAACCTTGCGGACAGTTCAGTTACTTTAAATGAGTCAGTATATAATTCATCAGTTAATTATTTCGGACAGGTTACAAGAAAAGAAAATGACACATTATATGTAAAATTTACAAAACAACTTCCTTCGGGATCTAATCTAACAGCAAATATTACAAAATTAGAGAAGGTAAGATTTACAGACGTCGGCGAAGCTAATCAAACATTACAGAAATCTTTTGATGACAATATGCGTATTTGGATTGATAATTTTGCCGAATCTAATAATTGGCAAGTACTCAAAAATAGTAATCAATTTGATTTATTAGAAAAAGTAAACGGACCTAGTGATACCGAAACAACATTTAGTGGAACATTTGGTGATAGTATTGCAGTAAACGATAATAATAATATTTTAGTAATAGGTGATCCTGAAAATGAACAAGGAAAAGTTTGGGTTTACAGTAGAAAATCTGCTTCTTCGTCTTGGACTTTAAATGATGTATTAGAGCCAGATACTAGCATTGGTAATAATTTAAAATTTGGTTCTAGTGTAGATATAAAAGGACCTCATATAATTGTAGGTTCGCCTACAGCATCTAATGTAAAAACCAAATACAAAGATGCGTTTTCAACGTCGGTATCATACTCCGAGGGCGATATTGTAAAATATAAAGATAGATTATGGGAATCAAAATTTGATCTAATTCCAGCGCTCGACGGAAACTTGTTTAATACTTTTAGCAGTGTTACTCAAGGTATTATTGATTCAAATCAAGAAAACAGAACAGAAACTTATTCTATACTGAATGTAGGAAATTATGCACTACGTACTGGTACTAGTATACCTGCATTTACAGGAGATGTAAATCATATACTTGTAAGAGTGCCTAAAACTTTATACGATAATACTCGTAATGCTGATTCATATCAAGCAAAATTTGCATGGAACACACTTACAAAAACCTATCAAGATCAAGAAACGCTAGTGCCAACAAATCCATTTAATTTAGAATATAATGGAATAGACGAAGCATTTTTTGAATCTCAACATATAATTAGGGAAGCTATTGATACAACATTATATTTTGCAAGTATTAACACTATTCCACAAGTAGGCGATGCAGTGCAGTCTTCAACTGGCGCAGGTACAGTTGCGTATGTTCACAAGAACGACGAAGACAAATATATAGTATATCTAAAAGATACTGTTGGTACATTTAATACTACTGCATCTTTGTTTTTACTTAATACTGGTGAATTTGTAGGAGATTTTGTAAAACAACTAGACGCAGATAGAATTGTATACGGCGGTTTTTGGTTTATCGAAACACCAACATATACAGTTACAAATGGTTCTACATTGACAGACGAAGGTCGAGGATTAATATACCTTGACATAAGTGAAGATTCTACTTACATTAATGATTATCACAACATATATGATACTAATACTACAATAATAGACAGTGAAAATAATGTAAATTCTTACATTAAAACTTTTAGCTATGAAGGTTTTCCTAATGCTGATAATGTAAATGGAGAAATTTTAAATACAAAATTTGCTGTTAGAGCACCGTCTGCATTTTTAGACACTTTATCTATAGGCGATGACGTTTACATATATGTAAATCAAATTCCTAATTACACGTTGGGCGTACAAAATCCTATTACTAATATTGGTTTGTCACCGGGGCAAATTAATAGAGAACACAATATTGTTGACATTTGGAATGGGTACATTAGTTTTGAATTTACAAAATTCCAGACTAACGGCGAACCTTATCAACCTAAAATTGGCCAAACAGTAAGAGATAAAAGTACTGGAGCAACAGCAGAAGTTGCATTCATAGAACGTAATGGCACAAATGTAAAAATATTTGTAAAAAATACAACAGGCACTTGGAGCAAAGGATTTGATTATGGTGACTTAGCAGCTATAGAATTTTTAGCAATACCTAGCGACCCTAGCTCGATTTATCAAATAGATAGAGAAATAGGAAATGTAAATGCTGTAAGTTTAGGAAATTCAGCTCAAGGAATAGGCGACTTATTAGTTTTTGAAAATACAGTAAGCATAGAACTTGACAATAGTTTAGAGATACAGTATACAGGTCAAAACGAATTAATAGATGCAGAATATTGGTTGTATACAAATAGACAAATTTTAGGTGCACCTATTACAAATGAATCACCTAGTATTATTAACAGCAATTGGAAAGAGATTTTCAACATTCCAGCTGATATAAACGGAGAAGCAAGTAATTTTACAAATGAAGGAATGTATTCTATATATAAGAGTTTAGGGCAGGGTCATGAACTAATAGGTAACTTTACAACACCAGATAGACAAAGTAATAGACATTTAGGATCTCAGGTAACTTTACGAATAGATGGTAGTAATCAAAAAGCATTTGTTGCAGCGAAAGGTGACGAAAGCATTGTATTACCTGGTAAAATATATTTTGTTAATAATGGTACTATAGACGGAGTTGATTATTCTTGGGACCTAGCTAAATTTAAGAAATACAAAGGTGCTTTTGACGAAACACTTAATTATAGAACAGGTGATATAATTTATCTTGATGACCCTGATGGCACTTTGTATGAAGCAAAAACAAATCTAGTGCCTAGTGTATTTAATATTGCTAATTGGACAGAGAAATCTGAATACATAGACTATGTAGGACATATACCTAACAATACAGGAACTGTAGTTATAAATGATTCAGTAGATTACTCTACTATATTAGATCAAGAACTACTAGAGACATTTGGCTCTACATTTGACGTATCGAAAAATGGAGATGTACTTGTAGCAAGAGCAACATATTTAGATAAACCGTCTAAAATTGTAGTCTACAGAAATATCAACGGGCTATATCAATTAAGTCAAACTATAATAACTGGTGACGATAGTACTAATCAGCTAGATAGCACAACTTCCGGTTTAGGCACACGGGTAGCAATTAGTGGTTCTGGATTATACATTGCTATTAACGAACCCTTAAAAGATACAATTAGAAAAAATGAAGGTCGAGTTTTAATTTATAAGCAAATTAACGGCTCGTTTGAATTACTGTCTGTTCTTGAAAATCAAAACTATGACAAAAATGAACAATTTGGCACAGAAATTGATTTCGACGGTGAAAAATTACTAATTAGCGCAAAAAATAGCGAATCAATTATTGATACAACATATGACAATAATAACACAACGTTTGATTACAGCTTTACACGGTTTGCATATACAAATGCAAATCAAGGAAAAGTTTACATTTATGATAATATCGATGATGAATTCCTATTAGCGCAAATCTTAAGTGCTCCAGATAATGACATTGAAAATTTTGGTTCTCAAATTGTTCTAAAAAACAATAACATATATGCAACTTCGACATTTAGAGATGATAGTATAGGACAAATTTATAATTTTAAACTTACAGATACCACAACTAATACAATGTGGTTAAAAATAAGAAGCCTTGAAGAAACAGTTGACCTTAGTAAGATTAAAAAAGTCTTTTTGTATAACAGAAAAACAGACAAAGTAATTAGGAATTTAGACTACATAGATATTATTCAAGGAAAAATAGCCGGAGTTGCAGAGCAAGAAATATCATTTAAAACACCAGATGATCCAGCTAGTTACAATATAGTATCAACTAGTAGTAGCTCTGACGAAGGTGAAGATGTAATTTTTGATAGTGGTTCGCCTTGGGCGGAAGAGTATGTAGGCAAAGTATGGTGGGATATTAGTAATGCTTCATTCTTAAATACATATCAAAATGACGTAATATATAACTCCCAAACTCAAAATACATTGATTGATAATAGCAGTATTGATGTGTACGAATGGGTAGAAAGTCGATTAACTCCGTCTGAATATGATTCTGTAGTTCAAGAAGGATTAATATCGGGTGGATTTAGTGTGTATGGTAATAGAGCATATACTGTTAAACAAAAATATGATGTTGTATCAGAACAATTTGTGCCAAGGTACTATTTTTGGGTAAAAAACAAAAGCACTATACCAAATGTAGAAGGTAGAAATATTAGTATTTCTCAGATAGCTTCTATTATTAGCAACCCTGTAAACGCAGGCATAGAATTTGTTTCTTTCTTAAATGGTAATTCATTCTTACTAAACAATGTAAAGAAATATTTAACAGATGATGATATAGTATTAAGTGTGCAAACTTTTAAGGTCGGCAATGAAGACAACAATTCGCACTTACAATATCAAATCACAACAGAAAATTTAGGTTCGAGTCAGCCTAATGATGATATTATCTTGAAATGGTACGACAGCTTAATTGGATACGACGATTTTCAAAGACCAGTTCCAGATCCAAGAGTTCCTATTAAATATAGATACGGAAACCTATTTACACCTAGACAAACTTGGTTTGAAAACAGAATTGAAGCTTTGAAACAGGTTGTCGAGCGTACAAATTATGTGCTAAAACAAAATCTCATCGTAGATAATAAAGATTTAACACCTTTATTTGATGCAGATCCTCCACCTACAAGCGAACAACAAGCTTATGACCAAATTGTAGATACTTATGATGATTTAACAGATATTAAAACAGAAAAGTTTACACAGGCAAAAATTTCTTTGGTTATCGAAAACGGTAGAGTTTCTAGAGTAGACATTGTATCAAAAGGTCGCGGATACAAAGTAGCACCTACAGTAGAAATAATAGGGCAAGGTTCGGGCGCTGTAATTTCTACTACTATTGATAGTGTAGGCAAATTAAGTTCTGTTGTGATAGAAAACGCAGGGCAAAATTATGATAAAGATACCATTGCTACTGTTCGTAGTTATAGAGTATTAGTAAATTCTGACTCTAACATCAATACCAAATGGGCTATATACGAAAGAGATACTGTATTCCAGGTATGGACTAGAGCAATTACTCAAAAGTTTGATACTACATTGTACTGGAATTATATAGACTGGTACGCAAAAGGGTATAATCAAAATACAGAAATAAATCATATTGTTGAAACAACACATGACATTTATACAGCTAATATTAATTTTAATCAAACTGTAAAAATTAAAAATGTAGGCACGGGTGGCTGGTTGCTCCTACGTAGAGTTAACACAACTAATAGTTTAGATTATACAATAGATTACGACACCATTGGTAGACAAAATGGAACTATAGAATTTTCAGAAAGACTTTACAAACCTTTACCGTTTGGTTATGATAGTAATAGTTTTGATATAAAGCTATATGATTTCCTACCAATTTTTGAACTTAGAATAATTCTTTATGCAATTAAGAATAACTTGTTTGTAAATGACTTGTTAGATGAATATAATAAACTATTTTTTGCTAGTATAAGATATTTACTATCAGAGCAAAATAATGCAGACTGGTTATTTAAAACAAGTTTTATAAAAGCAAAGCATAATGTCGGAAAATTAAGAAAAGATCTTACTTTTAATAATGATAATTTGCCTAGCTATGAAAATTATATAGAAGAAATAAAGCCTTATAAGACTAAAATAAGAGAATATTTAAGTATCTATGATAGATTAGAACCAGCAAGAGCTCTTACTACAGACTTTGATTTAAGAGTAGTCTATGATGATGAGTTGAATCGAATTGTTGTTCCTAAGACAAAATTCATCAACGATCAAATAGAAGTAGAGTCTAGATTTGTCGAAGATTATCCTAATAAAATTTGGTTAGACAACGCAAGTTTTGAAATAACGGCAGTTAATATTATAGATCCGGGTAGTGGTTATAGAACGCCGCCTATCATAAATTTAACAAGCAAGTCAGGCACTGGTGCAGAAATTAAAACATACATTGGAACAAATGGCAAATTAAAAAGATGTGAAATCATAAACCCTGGTAAAGGATATTTTTCAGTACCCGAAGTTGAAATTATTTCTAATATAACAGACTCTGGCACACCTGCAAGAATAAGTGTAGAAATAGGAAACAGTAAGACAAGATCTCTTACAAGTAAAATGAAATTTGATAGAATAACAAATAATTTTGTTGTAAGTGTTTTAGAGTCTACCGAATCTTTTGTTGCTAGCGGAACTTCAACTCAATACACTTTAAAATGGCCATTAGACATACGTACTGACAAAATTAAAGTGTATGTAAATGATATAGAATTATTACTTGGTGATTATACTTACGAAAATATTGAAGATAAAACAAAAAGCTATTTGAGATATTTAGGAAGAATAACTACAAACAATCCTCTAAGTGAAGGTTCAGAAGTAAGAATTGAGTACTCTAAATCTATAGAACTATTAAATGCTGCCGACCGAATAGGAAAATTGTATCTACCTCAAACAGAAGGATTAGGAAAAGAACTATCACAACTTATGTCTGGTGTAGACTACGGCGGTGTTGAAGTTAAAGGTTTAGAGTTTGATAACATTAAGGGCTGGGACAATGATGTATGGTTTAACAGTACTTGGGATTCTTATGTAGATACAAACGAAGATGAAATATTTACTTTTGATGGTTCTACTACACAGATTACATTAAGTTCACCATTAGAAGCAAATACAACCTATAACGTATACTTGAACAACACAAGATTAGATGATTCAGCATACGACGGGTCTACTATTGTAGATAACCCTAATGCTATTATGGAATCGTTAATTGGCGATGGCGTAACACAAACATTATATCTAGATGAATTTAGAATGCCAGGATCTGCTAATTATGCAGAAATAAAAGTAGTACAAGGCGATGTGCTTGTAATTAGAAAAACTTCGAGTGACGGTACATTTGCTCCTATGCCTGACAGTATTGATACAAACTTATCTGGCGGTAATTTAACATATGGTAATGCTCAGGGTTTATTAGCAAATGATATTACAATAGACGGAGATAATTTTGTAACTCCTAATACAAGCGGAAGCGTAGAAGAACATGTACCTGGACAAGTACTAGACACCTTAAACATCAAGGTAACACAAAAAGCTCAAGGCGGTTCTAGCGTAATATCGTCAGACACTTATTACGGCGACGGAAGTACAAAAATTTACAAAGTAAATGCAGATGTATTTTTAAATAATCAGATTATTGCAAGATTAAACGGAGATATAGTTGACACAGCAGAGTTTACTGTAGATTTTAATAATTCAAGCATAGAATTTAACACTGCACCTGCAAATGGAGATATTATATCTATAAGTAATTTCTCTGTAGGCGGCAACGATATTTTAGCTTCGGAATCATTAATAAGTGACGGTAGTACACTAAGCATAATAACAAGTGTGCCTTACAAAGAAAATTTACAAAGTATTGTATCAGTAGATGGCATAGAAAAAGAACATCAGCTTGTAAACGACGACGCAGGTAACACGGTTGTTGAATTTGCAGATTCCATACAAGAAAATGCTGAAATACAGTATAACATATACAATACTAGTGATCATATAAACTACAGTCAGTTGTCTATAGAAAACTTAACAGCAGATGGTAGTTCTACACAGTATGAAGTTCAAGAAGGTCAAACTAGATCTCTAAACGAATGGCAAGTAGTAGTCACTGTAAACGATCAAGTCTTAGATCCAGGATATTACGAAACCTTTAATTTGACAGCAAATGTTTTTGAATATTCTTTAAATAAAGAGCAAGTTGATTTAGGCAATATACCTGGTTATACAGTTGAGGTATATATAGATGACACAAAATTACAATACTTGCAAGACTATAATTGGGATTCAGACAGAGCTGCTGTAATTTTAGACAACAATGTTGTAAGTTTTGATGCAGGGCAGGATTTAAAGGTATATGTAAGACATAATGCAGAATATCAGTTTGGTAATTTTGTAAATGAAGAATTTATAGTAGATAATAATACTATTACATTTGACACAATATATGCTGAGAATGCAAAAATTAAAATTTATAGATTTAACAATGCTACGCATCAAGGTTTGATTAGAGATAGAATCACAGTTAAATCATTGTCTGGGTTACAAGAAAATACAAAAGAATGGAGAAAAATTTCCAACATAATAAACAAAAAAATTAATCTTACAACAGAAACTGTTGACGCACAGTATGTTTGGCTATCGAGAAATAAGCAATTACTGACGCCAAATGTTGATTATGTAATAGACTCTAGCAAAAAAGTAATAGAAATTATTACAGATGTAGATTTAGGCGATGAATTTTTAGTTATACACTTTGCGGCTGGCCCTGTACAAAGTGAACTTTCGTGGATACAGTTTAAAGATATTTTAAATAGGACACGATTCTACGCAATTACTAATAATCAAGAATATACTTTAGCTGACGATTTATATTGGTATGATAAAAAGCTTACTCTAAAAAATGCAGATAATCTTCCATCACCGGGCGTAAATGATAAGCCGGGAATAATATGGATAAACGGAGAAAGAATTGAATATTATGTAAGAGATGGTAATGTGATATCTCAGATAAGAAGAGGAACATTAGGAACTGGTGTTCCGGTACTGCATGAAAAATCTACAGAGGTTTTATACATTAATGATGAACATAGAATTCCTTACAAAGACGAAACGTTTAGTACAATCTTTACCGCAGACGGAACATCTAGCGAGTATGAATTAGACTTTACGCCAACAAGTGAGTCAGAGTTTGAAGTTTTTGTAGCAGGGTCTAGATTACGTAAAAATTCTATTGCTAGTTATAGATTCGAATATAAAGATGACCAAGGAAATGTAATACAACCTATTGATCAAGATTCACCAGAAGGCGACATAACTTTAGAGCCTGATTTTACTATCGTAGATGATAGTAAATTAGTGTTAAAAAATACACCACCTGAAAATGTTAAAATACTAGTAATTCGCAAGAAGGGAATGTCTTGGTATGAATCAGGTAAAAGTTTAAAAGATAGTGCTACGCCAGCAGCAGTGTTTTTACAAAATGTATCTAACTAAAAGGTCAGATAAATACAATTATTAGGATATAAAAATGAACGACGCAATGAAAGATTATAACGGAGTGCATATTGAGGGTCATATAAAAATACATGATCCTGACTCTGGCGAAGTATTAATTAATAAACGCAATGCTATACATTATGAAAACATGAGTATAAGTTTAGCAGAAAGTATAGGTAATTCAAGCAGCGGTTTTATATATCAAATGGCATTTGGTAATGGTGGAACAAGTGTTGACCCAACAGGCATTATTACTTACTTGACTCCTAACAGCACTGGCACTAATGCAAGTTTGTATAATCAAACTTACAGCAAAATTGTCGACGATAACAGTGTTGAAAACGTAGATCCGTTTAGAAATAAAATTGAAACTAGACACGTAAGCGGTACTAACTATACTGATGTTTTTGTGTCATGTCTTTTAGATTACAGTGAACCAGAAGGTCAAGATGCCTTTGATAATTCACAAACTACAGACGGAATATTTATATTTGACGAGCTTGGATTAGTATCGTATGATCCAAACGGTGAAGGTAGATTGCTTACTCATGTAATTTTTCATCCAGTGCAAAAGAGTCTTAATAGATTAATTCAAATAGATTACACAGTTAGAATTCAAAGTCTAACTGGGTTTAATGAGGAATAAAAATGGCCTACACTATAGAGTTCTCAGACAATACAACTAAAAATCCAATAGAGATAGAAGATAATACTATCAATACAGAAACCAGTTTAAAACTACCTGGTAAAAATTCTCTTGGATACGGACAAGTTATTGCAGAAAATTTAATTAGGTTACTTGAAAATTTTGCTAGTCCTGTAGAACCTATAAATCCAATAGAAGGTCAAGTATGGTACGATAACAATGCAGAGCAACTTAAAGTTTACGACGGAACGAAATTTTCAAGTGCAGGCGGATTGCAAAAAAGCTTAACAAGACCTGAAGTTGCTGATAGTGTAGATGGTGACTTGTGGGTTGACCAAGGCTCTCAACAGTTGTATTTGTTCAATGGTAACAATTGGATTTTAGTAGGCCCTGAATTCAGTGATGGATTAACTACCGGTGCTACTGTTAAGCAGATTGTAGCAACAGATAATAATGAATATAATGTAGTTGTATTAGAAGTAGAGCAAAATGCTATTGCTATTGTATCTAATCAAACATTTACACCAAAACAAACTATACCTGGCTTTATAGGAAAAGAAATAAAACCAGGTATAAATCTTGCAGTAACGCAACCAGATGCACTAGTAAATCCCGATCAATATGAAAACTTAGTAAAATATCATGGCGTAGCAGAAAAAGCAGAAAATTTAATCATAGGCGATAAAGTAGTAAGCGCAGGCAATTTTTTAAGAAGTGATGTCGAAAGTACAACACAATATCCTTTGCGTATACGTAATGCAGATGCGTTAAAATTAGGCGTAAATAACGAAATATCGTTCTCAATTGATAATATAAATGGAGTTATTAGTAATAGTGTTCAAAACGGTAATATTGACTTTAGACTTAGACAAGCTGGGCAAACAAAAACTATATTAAGTTTAGCAAGTGATCAAAAAGTAGGTATCAATAATCAAGCACCTGAAGAAGCTTTAGATGTAGATGGAAACATTGCTGCTACTGGTAATATCAAAGGTGCAGGCGGTGTTGAATCTACAGATTTTCAAACTGGATCACTTGTAATTACAGGCGGCGCAGGGATATCAGGCAATTTAAATGTTGGAGGCGGTGCAACATTTAAAGAAGGTTTAGTAATTGGTAATTTAGACATTCCAGAAAATGATCCAAGGAATGACTTAATTATACCTGACTTAGACAGTGCTCGCAATATAGGTAGAGCCGATCTTAAATTTAAAAACATTTATGCTTCTAGTTTTGTAGGCAACGTGCAAGGAAATGTTTTTGGATCAGTAAGTGGTAATGCAGGCACCGCATCTAGATTAACAAACAGCACAGTATTTCAGTTTACTGGAGACGTAGAGACAGTTTCTAATGATTTTGATGGTAGCACAGGTACTACAAAAACATTTAATTTGACCATTGCACCTACAGTTATTAATACCAAAGACTTAACAACAGAAACATTTAATTCTGATCAAATACTTGTAGAAAGACTAGATGGCTTGAACACTGGTCTTAAAAGAATTACAAGACAAACTTTTTTAAGTAACATACCTGGAGTCATGCCAGTAGGCGGAATGATGATATGGCCTACAAGTACAGTGCCTTCGGGGTGGGCTTGGTGTAATGGAGCAGAGCTAGATATTAACATATATTCTCTGTTGTTCAATGTTATAGGATATACTTATACACCAGTTGATGGTTTGGGAAATCCAACATCAACTGAAGGAACTTTTGTATTACCAGATTTACGAGGCAGATTGCCTTTAGGTGCGTATAATATGGGCAGTACAACACCATCTGCAGATACCAATAGAGTAACAGGGGCTAGTGCGCAAACAATAGCAGCAGTAGGTGGTAATGAAGAAGTTAGTATTGATGTACAAAATTTACCCGAACACGAACATGATTTAAAATCTAGTACAGGACAGCAGTTCTATGCCTATAGGGAAATACAAGAAACACCAACACCTAGTGGAGTGTCAAGTGGATCATTTGAAGTTGCATTAAGTAATACTAGTGAGAGAATCGCATCCAGTGGCGGCGTACTTAATCCTACAACAGGTCTACCATTAGATGTTACAAATCCACATTTAACAATGAGCTACATCATCTATACAGGAGTTAATTGATGAGTTATAGGATTAATAAAACCAACGGTGATATATTAACAGATCTAATAGACGGTGTGCTAGATACTACATCAACTGATCTTGCATTAATAGGGCAAAATTATTCAAACTTTGGCGAAGCATTAAACGAAAATTTTGTTAAATTATTAGAAAATTTTGCTTCAACTACTGCACCTGAGAATGCATTACTAGGTCAAATTTGGTTTGATATTGCACAAGGTAGATTACTTGTATATAATGGTGAAAATTTTGTTACTGCAAACGGCAATATAGTAGGAACTGTAGCAAGCAACGCTGATATCGGTGACATTTTTATTGATACTGGTGTAGACCAATTGAAATTTTATAACGGTAGCGAATATATTACCGTGGGCCCTGCGTATACAAAGGCACAAGGAAAAACAGGCACAGAAGCAATAACGTTAACTGATACAGTAGGTGTGCCTAAAACAGTACAAACTCATTATGTAAATGGTTTTTTAGTAGGTATATCTAGTAGAGAAGAATTTACGCCAATTAATACTTTTGGTATATCATTATATCCAGCAAATACACCTATCAAAATTGGTTTTAATCCTGTAGATGTTGACAATTATAAATTTAGAGGAACAGCCCTTTCAACAGACACACTTGTTGGCGCAGACGGTAACAATTATTCTCCAAGTAATTTTGTTAGAAATAATCAAAGAGATAGCGAAAACGTATTAGTTGATCAAAACATAGAATCAGGATTATTTGTAAAAGGCACAAGTGGTCTATCTATAGGATATCAAGACTCAAAATATGGAACATTAAAAGTTGATACTTCAACAACAAATACTGTCTTAGATATAGAAAGACAAAATAACGATTTTGCAATAAGAATTCTAGACGATACAACACGAGTTGATGCTTTATATATAGATAGCAGTGAAAGTAGGATTGGCATTTTCAATAGTGCACCAGCTTCAGAATTAGACGTGACCGGCACTGTGACCGCTACAGAAGTAGTAAGTGATTTTAAAGGTAGCGTATTTGCAGACGATTCAACTCTTCTAGTAGATGCTGTAAATGGAACAATACCAGGATATATTAGTTTATCTGTACTGCAAACTGAAGTAGCAGCAAGCACTAACTTTGCAGACTTCCAAGCTAGAATTGCTGCATTGTAAAATCTAATAAATTAGGCTAAATACTTGTAACTGAGAGGTTAAGCAAGCATGGCATATACAATTAATACCTATGATAATGATGTATTAACAGTTGTCGAAGACGGCACTATTGATCAGTCCACTGATCTTAAACTAGTTGGGCGTAACTATGCAGGTTACGGCGAAATACAAAATGAAAACTTTGTATTTCTACTTGAAAATTTTGCAGGAGCAAACCAACCACCGAGAAAACTAACTGGACAAGTTTGGTACGATGCTGGTTCCGGACGCTTAAAATATTGGAACGGTGTTCGCTGGAGAAACACCGGTGGTACAGAAGTTGCACCAGAACCGCCAGTAGGACTATTAGAAGGTGACCTTTGGTGGGATAATGATGATTTGCAGTTGTATGCGTACACTGGTAATGAATTTATTTTAATTGGTCCTCAAGACGCAGGCGATGGTGAAACACTTTGGAAAAGTGTATTAATACGTGATACACTAGGAATTAATCACCAGGCAATTATTGCGGTAATTAATGATGTAACAGTTTATATTGTAAGTAATGACAACGAGTACACCATTGACCAAGCAGTAAATGCTTATCCGGGATTTGATAATGTATTTCCCGGTATGACGCAACTTAACACTACAACTACTGATCCAGCTGGCGATGCTTACGGTCCGGGTGTAACTTCAAGTGATCATATATTCTGGGGCACTGTGCGTAATGCAGAAATGCTAGGAGGCGTACTAGCACAATATCACATTAAAGAAATCCCAGGTATTACAACTCAATTACAAGAAGCAGTAGATGTTAACAACGACGGTGGTGTAGCAATAGGTGCTAGTAAAGATTTACAACTTTTCATAGAAAATGGTAATGAAGCAGTTATACAAAATCAACAAGGCTTAGTAACAAAGTTGCGTGTGAAAAGCGGCGGCGGCGCAGATGTTGATGTTGTACAAGCAAAAGCTGGAGAACTATTACCGGGGCCAGGCCAAAGTGTTAATGTAGGTAGTGCAGCAAGTCCGTATATTGACATGTATGCAAGTAACTTTATCGGTACTGCTAGCGATGCACTAGGATTAAGAGTTGGTGGTACAGTATATCCAGGTAGCGTTGATACAGCAGCAACTGGTACTGGAAATACAGTTGCTATACGTGATGCAGGCGGCAATTTAAATGCAGTACTATTCCAAGGTACAGCTACTAAAGCAAAATATGCTGACTTAGCTGAAGTTTATACAACAGACAAAGATTATGCAGTAGGCACCGTAATGACGGTGAGCACATATGAAGATACAGAAACTAAAGAATATACTGAAAATTCTTTTGCAGCTATAGGAGTTATTTCTAAGAAACCAGCACTGTTGATGAATGCCGAAGCTGAAGGACAAGCAATTGCACTTAAAGGCCGTGTGCCTGTAAGAGTTACAGGTCCTGTAAATAAAGGTGATAGAGTTTGGGCTTGCAATAATGGCTGTGCAAGTGTAGAACAAAAGTTTCATCTTGTAGGCATAGCGTTAGAAACAAATATAAATACTGACGAAAAGCTTGTTGAATGTTTTTTAATGGTGTAAGGAATTATTGTGGCAGTTGAAGTCGGTGATATTATTGGAGCAGCTGAGTTTGAAGATCTTAGAGCAAAAGTTGTAAGAATTATCGGAACTCCTACAGGATCCTGGAGTATTAATACTATAGGTACTACAGCGGGTTACTTTAACCCGCTAAATGCAGTACCGGTAGTTGCTGAAGAATTAATAACAGCAGCAGACTGGAATCTATTAAGACAGGACATTATAAGAGCATATGTGCATATCAATGGTAATGAACCAACTGGTGATATAGCTATGCCTGAACTGTCTAATAATGACACAGTTGATGCTGACATATACAACACTTGGGAAGCAGTTCAATTACAAAATACAAACAATAGAAATACCTGTCATCCTAGTCAGAAAAGTCTAAGTAATGCTAGTATTGGAAGTATATCAACACCGTGGAACGGAATTCAAACACATGTGTTTGATATGGTTTGGGAAAGTGAAAATCATAAAAAAGGATTTTTTAATGCAGGCGGCGTGCTTAGATTAGGCGGGAGTGCATCTCTTCCTAATAGTCCTGAAGATAAAGATACAGATTGGGCTAATATTGTGGCAAGTATAGGCACAGTTGAAATTAAAAATCTTAGTATTACAAGTAGCGGATTAGGCACTATTAAAATAGCACAAACTAATGGCAGCGGTGTTACTTATGCTGGATGGTGGGCAATAGATGCATTACCTTTGAATACACTTACAAAACTCTACACTTTGAATGCTGGAGATGTATCTGGTTTTCCTAATTATGACGAAAACTATTACGAAATTGAAGTAGAAAAAATTTCTGAGACACGTTATAGATTTACAGTGACCTTTAATGATGCTGATACTGGCGACCCGAGTGTAGATGAAGACGTGAGAACAAATATTAATAGTAATGTGTTTGTGGAAACCCCTAGCGGAGATTATATAAGCTTGCCTGTCCCTGTATTTTCTGAAGGACCTGGTAATAGTTTAGTATTGGCATAAAAAATGGGCACAGTAACATCAGTAGCAACTACAAATAGTATTACAGCAACAAAGTATAACGATCTAATTAATGAAGTAAATGCAATAATAGATACACCTAGTGGATCATATGTAAATGATGGCACAGAAGGAACTATCCAAGGTTATGGCTCATCTATAACACAAGGTAGCACTGTAACTGATGTCGATAAAATTACTGCTGATGATTGGAACACAGTTTCCAATATTGTTAACTTGGTTACAGGGCATAGAACCGGCACTAGCGGTAGCCTTCCAACTTTAACATCAACTGAAAAAATAACCGCAGCAAAATACAATGCAATAGCCGCGGCTCATAATACAAATTATGGTGATAGATTTACTGTTGATAGTACAAATACAAGTTTAACAACAGCTACTACCGGTACACTAGCTGCTGGCTGGAATGGTAATAATCAGCATGTTTTTAACATTGTTTTTGCGTCTGAAAATGATAAATTTGTTTTTTTTAACACAGGTGGCAGTTTGCGCATTACTGCAAGTGCGACATATACCGGTTCAGAAGCAAAAAGTATTGACTGGCGTAATATGGTTAATAATTTAGAGCAGGTTGATATATTTGCAGATAGTATAACCTATACAAATAGTGCGTATGCAGGATCAACTAAATTAGCATCGTACGAAGGATGGTATTTTTTAGATGGTAAACCTAACGGTACTCCTGATACAGAAATATATAAGTTTACCAGCGATATAGACGGCGGAGATGCTGTATATAATGAAAATTATGTAAGATATAGGTTTAGACGAGCTAACGATACTACATATCAAATATTTTTAGATTTTTATGATGCGGATGTAGGCGATACTCTTAATGATGAAGATGTACAGACAGTAGTTACAACTACTGTAGATGTTATTACACCTACGGGTACTTTTGCTGCAACTACGCCTACATTTAGTGCAAATGGTAGCACAGTAGGATTTACGGCAACTTATTAATTTCTTGACTTTGTTATTTTTTACTATATAATAGTAACATGGATCAAAGATTAGTTAAAGCTTTAGAAGCTAGTAAAAATTTAGAATCAATCAATAGACAAAGAGCTTACATATACGATAAGTTTTTAGAAAAATTACAAGTGTATTATAACGGCGGCGCCTTCACAGCTGATGCTGAATTAGTGCGACAAATCGGCTTGTTTTTGTCTAAAGATGAAGAAGACGCAGTCTTTCTTGACAACGATAATATACCAATCTGTGTTACTAACTTGTATGACTTTTATCATATAGTTTGGAATACCTATAATGTTGCTTTAAAACAGTACAAAGCTGATTATGATAATATTGCCGATTTAATTAGGAACAAAAGTGTCTAGCGGAGTATTATTGTTTGCAATTAATAATGAAACAGTTGACTATGTAAAACAAGCAATATACTGTGCCAAGCGTGTAAAACGATATTTAAAATTACCTGTAACTGTTGTTACAAACGATACAGATAATTTTCAAAAATATCCGTTTTATTCTAAGTATGTAGATAATATTGTAGTTACAAATACTCCCGATTTTGAGAATTATCGTACATTTACGCAAGGATCACTTAAGATTAGAGATCTATGGCATAATTCTAATAGAGTAGATGCTTATACACTGACCCCTTACGATAAAACATTGTTAATTGACACAGATTTTATTATTGCTAATTCTAATTTATTAAATCTTTTTCAAAGTAACAATGATATATGTATTGGTAAAGCATATAAAGACTTTGCAGACACAGTACCTCAAGTTAAACAAGGTAGAGTATCTAAGGCTAGTATTCCTTTATACTGGGCAACGGTAGTATACTTCAAAAAAAGCAACTTAGCAAAAAATATTTTTGATTTAGTAGGCTTTGTAAGAGATAATTGGAGTTACTATCGGTCGTTGTTTAATGTTACAAGTACAAAATTTAGAAATGATTATGCATTTAGTATTGCAGCACATATTATAAATGGTTTTACTGAAAGTAAAACTGTAGTCGACCTGCCTTATACACTGTATAATTCATTTGATGTAGACATACCGTTATCAATAGACAACAGTACTATTAAAGTATTGTCTAATAATAGAGGTGATTATAATTTACATGTAATGAAAAATACCAATGTGCATTTAATGAATAAGTTTGAGTTAGATAAAATTATTGACAAGGACTTTGCAAATGAATAAAGGAGTGTGTGTAGTAGCACAAAATAATACTAAATTTAACTATGTATTGCAAGCTTGCTATCTAGCCCAAAGTATAAAAAAATTTAGTAAAGACGAAAAAATAAGTATTATTACTAACGATAAAGTGCCTGATGAAAAAATACATTTGTTTGATAAAATTATTCCAATTGAAAATGATTTAACTGAAATTAATGAGTGGAGAATTAATAATAGGAAGCTTATTTACAAATTAACACCGTACAATCGTACTATAGTTTTTGACACAGATGTGTTGGTATTGTGTAATTTATCTAATATATGGGATGAGTTACAAGATACTAAATTATATTTTAGTACAGAAATTGTAAATCATAGAGGGCGTAAGATCATCCAAGATTATAAGCATAGGAAAGTATTTTTAGCAAATAATTTACCTAACATTTACAGTGCATTTTTTTACTTTGAAAAAAATGAAACAAATGATAACTTTTTTGATAATTTAGAATTAATAGTAGATAATTTTGATGATTTTGCTAACATATTCACTCCTAAGCAAAAACAAGAATTTTGCAGTATAGATGTCGCCGCAGCAATGTGTGTTAAATTATGCAATATTAAATTAGATAAAAATAAATTTAATCTAGTTCACATGAAAACACCTTTGCAAGGAGTTCGAAACATTCAAAGTTGGACTGAAAGTTTGATGTACTATGCAAGTGCTGATGGAATTTTTATTAATAATTATAAACAACACCAATTTTTACACTATGTAGAAGATAATTTTATTAATGATGATATTAAAGATTGGCTAGATGACTGATGTTTTATCTAAAATTTGACAAAAATACAGGAACTATTTTAGGATGTATCAATTTTCATGACAACACTTTAGATTTACTGGAAGTAAGCAAGCAGCAATATGTAGATTTTGTAGAAGGAAAAGTTAATCTTCACAGTTTTCAAGTTCAAAAAATACATGATGTATATTGCCTAGTAGAAAAAAAAGCAATCAATAATTTTACTGTTAGCTATAAAAGTTTTGTGAATGTAAAAAATAATGCAGATAGTACAATAATAATCACAAAAGTAGATAATATTTTAAAAATTACTTTAACGGACCAAGCAGATATTGAATCTGTTACTAGCAGTTGGATAGTTTTTTATGTAACTGAAAAAAATTCACCACATAATTTACTTGATACTATAACTTTGTCCGTAAACGAGCTATTTGAAAAGCGCTGTATTGAAATAAAAATTTCAGATAAAATTAATGTACCAATAAGTATCTTTACAAAGAAAAATTTACCTATGAGTTTTGAGAATGACTAATATATTGAAACCTGCTGATTATGACGTGATTTTTTTAAGTTATGATGAGCCTAATGCAGAAAAAAATTACAATGATTTAATTAAAAAAATACCATGGGCAAAACGGGTGCACGGTGTTGAAGGTTCTGATGCTGCACATAAAGCATGTGCAAAATTATCTGATACAGAAAGATTAATTATTGTAGATGCTGATAATGTAATCAACGGCGACTTTATAAATCAAGAACTTGTTTTTCAAGATCATGTTGACTTAGAAAACAGTGTTGTAAGTTGGAGCGGTCGGAATATAATTAATGGATTAGTGTACGGTAACGGCGGCATCAAGTCATGGCCAAAACATATAATCGAAAATATGAAAACACACGAGTCAGCTGATCCAAATAATATCCAAGCTCAAGTAGACTTTTGCTGGGATGTAGAATATTGCCAGATAGATAGAGTATGTAGTACAGTATACAACAATGCAACTCCGCATCAAGCATGGCGTGCTGGATTTAGAGAAGGCGTAAAAATGACTCTAAGAGAAGGTGAAAAAGTAGATCTTGCTAATTTTCATAAAATACACAAGAAAAACATGGACAGATTACGTATTTGGCAAACTGTAGGATTAGATGTAGATAATGGTATATGGGCAATGTATGGTGCCCGCCTTGGCACTTATCTTACAAATTGCACTGATTGGGATTATGTTAATGTCCGTGATTTTGAATATGTTAATAAGATGTGGACTGACACATATTCTAAAATGGGCGAAGAAGATCTTTTATACGAAATGGAAATCCTTGGAGAACACTTAGTAAATGAGCTCAGCATGGATGTACCGTTAGATGTATATAACGAAGATCAAAGCAAAATGTTTAAGAGCATGTACGTTAACCCGCCTCGTATCGGCCATAAGTATTTGAAAACAGAAAAAAGCCATTATGATATAGTAATGATAACCTACGATGAACCCGAAGCAGATAAAAATTATGACGAATTGTTAAAACGTTTTCCTAGAGCAAAAAGAGTACACGGTATAGAAGGTATTCATCAAGCACACATAGAAGCTGCAAAACAAGTTAATTCTGATATGTTTTGGGTAGTAGACGGCGACGCAACTATTGTTGATGATTTTAACTTTGATTATATTACTCCTGAAAACGAAAAAGACTATGTAAAGGTATGGAGAAGTAAAAACCCAATTAACGGTCTAGAGTATGGCTACGGTGGTGTAAAGCTGTTGCCACGTGCACTTACAGAACATATGGATATATCAAAAACTGATATGACTACAAGCATAAGTTCTAAATTTAAGCCTATGCCAACTGTAAGTAATTTAACAAATTTTGCAGTAGATGAATTTAGTGCTTGGCGTAGTGCTTTTAGAGAATGTGTTAAGTTAGCAAGCAAAGTAATCGACCGTCAAAAAGATAATGAAACCGAAGAAAGACTTAAAACTTGGTGTACGCATGCCGAAGGACCTTTGAAAGATTGGATTTTAAAAGGTGCTAATGAAGGTAGAAATTACGGAAAAAGTAATAAAACAGATCCCGAAAAGTTAAAGAAAATAAATGATTTTGAATGGTTACACGCAAAGTTTCAATCTGTTGCGTTTGTGCCTAGCAATACATTTGATAATATAGAATACCCAGAGCAAGAAGCAGTGGTATCGTTAGATGAAGGTATAGAAAGTCAAATTAAAAGCAGTGTAATTATACCTAAGTCTATGAACATTATTGATACACTAGATAGATTTGAAATATTGTATCAAGGACAAATTTCAAATGTAAGGCGTATGTACAACGATCATGATTTGTCCAGTATTTTTAAATTGACAGAAAATGATGACTTACGGAAAGCTGTACTAGAGAATAACTTATACAGTTTATCTAGGTTATTGCCTGATTTAAAAGATGAATTTAGTTTATTGTCTAACAACTATCATGCGTTATGGCGTATATTAGAAAAATACACAAGTAGCTTATTTGTAGAGCCTTTGAAAAAATTAAAAGATAATGAAAATTTTAATTTTGATTGCTTCTCTCGAGGACAAATATTAAGTAAAAAATGGTTAGCAAATACAGTGTCGTCATTAGACGCAATAGAAAATTTAGGTATAGTATTTTTATGTGCTGGATGGTATGCAACAGTTGTGCCGCTATTACGAGAGCATGGTGTAGATTTTACTAAAATGTACAGCTTTGATAGTGATCCTACTTGCTGGAAAATTGCAGAACTGTTTAATAAAGATATAGTAGCAGGCGATTGGAAGTTTAAAGCACAGACAATGGATATACATAACATTGATTATTCCTTTTTTGAATTTAAAACTTTAACAGCACAAGAAGATAGAGAAGTAACTTTAGAAGCAAGACCGGACACAATTATTAATACAAGCTGTGAACATATAGAAAACTTTACTTTATGGTATGATAGATTGCCACAAGGAAAGTTGTTAATATTACAAAGTAATGATTTGAAAATAGATGAGCATATTAATAGATCGAGTAATTTACAACAGTTTGAATCACAAACGCCAATGTCGGATGTACTGTTTTCAGATGAATTAAATTTAGAAGGTTATACAAGGTTTATGAGAATTGGATATAAGTAATCTAAGCGTTAGAGATTTGCAAAAAGAAAGTGCTCGTGCTTTGAGCACTATGCAAGCTACTAATAATAACATACATAAGTTTAATAAAAAAGCACATCACAATAGTCATAACTGGTATATTGCAGTTATTGAATGGTATGTGGATACATATGGCGACCTTCCTAGTAAAATTGGGCCAGGAAAAGACATTAAGTTGATTTTGGAATAAAAATGGAATTTTATAATAAACAAGATATCATTAATATAGAATTTTCAAAATTTGTTAAAAAAGTAGGTATTAAACTTAGCGGCGGTATTGATAGTGCTATAGTTTGTTATATGCTTGCATTGTATGTAAAAGAAGAACGTTCCGATACTGTTATTCACCCTATAAGTTGTATAGCAGAAAATAAACCATTTCAAGAAGTTTATGCAAAAAGAGTAATGAATAAAATTACAGAACTTACAGGTGTTAATTTTGGTGAGCATTTTATAGGCACAATAAGAACAGACGCTGCGAACAATTACATTGGAGATATGAGCGATATAGTAATGGATTTGTATAAACAAAAAAAAATACAAGCACATTTTGTAGGTTTGACTGCAAATCCTAGTAAAAAGAAAGCACCCGAACTATATGACGGCAAACATATTTACGATAAAGGTCGTAAAAAGAAAAAACATCATAAAAAACCACAACGTTATGGGGTTAGATCATTTCGACCTTTAATCAATATTGATAAACGCGGTGTACAAGAGCTGTATAAATCTTTAGGTGTGTTAGACAGCTTATTACCTGAAACTCGTAGTTGTGAAGTTTTTACAGAAAATTGGTCAGTAATTTGTAAAGATTGTTGGTCATGCAGAGAGAAACACTGGGGATTTGGTCACTACTAATGTACAAGTATGAAAATATACGAACCATACACTTAGAAAATACACAAAATTGTCAGGCAAGTTGTCCAATGTGTGATCGTAACCAAAACGGTGGCGCAATAAATCCACATATCGATCTTAGCGAATTAACACTTGATGATTGCAAGCGTATTTTTAAACCAGAATTTATCCAACAATTAAACACTATGTACATGTGTGGCAACCTAGGCGACCCTATTGTTGCACGGGATACACTTGAGATATTTCAATATTTTAGAAAACACAATTCTAAAATGTGGTTATCAATGAATACAAATGCAGGTGCAAGAGACGAAGCATGGTGGCAGGAACTTGCAAAAACTTTTGGTCGTATGGGCGCTGTTATTTTTAGTGTAGATGGAATGTCCGATACTAATCATATCTATCGTCAAGGTGTAGTATGGGATAACGTAGAACGCAGTATGCGAGCATTTACAAATGCAGGCGGCCGTAGCCGATGGGATTTTTTAATATTTGAGCATAATCAACATCAAGTAGAACAAGCCAAATTATTAAGTGAAAAAATAGGTTTTGAAAGATTTGTTGCAAAGAAAACTGGTAGATTTATAAGTGCAAAAAGCGAAAAAAAGGAAACACACCAAGCAGTGGATCGTAAAGGAAATAAAACTGCTGAATTAAAAAAACCTAACGCACAGTATCAAAATGCAGCTATTAAGCAATATGACGATATCAAACAAAAACACGGTACGATGGATGCATATTATGATCAAGCTGAAATATTTTGTAAGGTAAAAGACGAAGGCAGCTTGTTTATTACAGCAGAAGGTCTTGCTATGCCGTGTTGTTGGACCGCAGGTCGTATGTATAAATGGTGGCATAAAGATCCAAAAGTTGAACAAGTATGGGATTTTATAAAAAGTGTTGGTGGAAAAGATGCTATCAGTGCAAAAAAACACGGATTAAAGGCGGTATTTGATACAGGTATATTTAACAACATAGAAGAAAGTTGGAATAAACCTAGTTGCAAAGCTGGAAAGTTGAAAGTCTGTGCTATGAAGTGTGGTAAGGAATTTGATCCTTTTTCGGAGCAATTTAAATAATGAAATTAAAAACTTTGCAAGATAATTTGTCAGAAAAACCTAGATGGCCAGACAATGCTGCTTTGAATTACATTTTTCAAAATTATAATTTTTTTATATATCCGGAATATAAATTAGAAAAATTAAATAATATTCCTAGTGCGTTTGCAGACTATATGCCGAGTCGAAGACTTAGAAACTTATATAGCAACCTAGATTATAGAATGCTATCTATGTATCATAAACTTGAATTATGGCTACAGGGAACAATTGATTTATGTAATTTTATTATAACTGACATTGATCAAAACGGAATTTTTATGCCTATTCAAAAGTTTTATGAAGCAGTGCACCCCGGTAATAAACGATTATTAATAGCTAGATATTTAAATTTAGACACAGTGCCAATTCTTGAGCAAACAAAAAGTACAAAACCTATCAAAAAAACTAGTTACACACAAATTAAAAATCAAGATGAAATTATATCTAATTTTGGTAATGATATTAGTGTGCAAATACGTAATAAAGAACGCTTAGAAATAAGCTGGCACGGTTTGTCTAGTTTTAGGGATGATAACGGATATGATGATTGGTTTAGAAAAAGTGAAAGCAGACCTAGTTCATGTAATTACAGAGAGTATCTATTAGAATATGGGCTAGAAGTTATAAATCCTGTAAGCAAAAAAGTTTTAGTAAATAATAATTTTGTAACTGATATGAAAACAAAGTCTCCTAAGAATGAAGTTTATATCGAAGTTCTTGATAAAGATATTATGTATCAAAATTTTGATTTTTGGGAATTATTTTTTCATATAGATCCCGATATAAGAATTAAAGAATGCGAAACAAAAAAAATACGTATTGTTAATCTAACTGCAAATAGTGATAAAGAATTATTTAATTGTAAATTATATAATACACTAGTACGTAAGAAGATAAAATTTTGATAAATTACAATTTTATATACAAAAAGATATCTAGTAGTTATACATTTTTTAAATTTGATGATTTACTGGAAAAATCAGTCTTTGACGCACTAGTAGATGAATACCAAAAATTTCCATTTGATACTTTTTCTGGCCAACGAACTGACGTCAAAAATAGAATATTTTGTAATTCTATTCAGTCTAAATTATTATACGAGTTAGGTAAAGAATTCGATACTGCTAAATGTAAAGAATTTTTTGGAAATGTGTGTAATCAAAACTTTATTAAATGTAAGACAAGAATTGAACTTTGTAACGATGCTAAAGGAAGCTATCTACACAGTCATGTTGATGATAAAGCAAAGTTGTTTACTTTGCAAGTTTATTTAACATCATTGCAAGACAGTACGATATTAAACAATAGTCAAGTTGCAGCAAAAGAAAATTCTGGTTGGTTTTTTAAAAACACAGGAACCGAATATCATAGTCTAAAACCGTTAAGTAATGATAGAAGTAGTATTATTGTAAACTACGTAAATGATCAATGGAGAAATCAATCAGTTTTAGTTAACTAATAGCTTTCCCTAAGTTATACAGCGGAGCTAACAGTGGAATATCTTGGCAAAGATCAGTACCTCTTTTAATGTCTAGTGCATTTACGCCGTTGTACCATGCTTTTAAATTTCTATAATTGTTCAAACTATAGCTTTTTTCATGCTGTGCTGCTTTTCCGTCTCCAGTTAACCAGTCTAACCATTTATGTAAATTATCTTCCCAGCCTACTGGATGATTTCTTGATTGTATTGATTTTGTTAAAGAATCAATTGCTGTTTGTTTGACATCTGAATTATAGTTTAACATACTCGGATTGGTAGTTTCGTTTGTCCACACAGTTAGTTTACCGTATACCGTTTTATTTTTACAGTTTTGAATAAACCATTCACCTAATTCATGAATATTACAAGCATTAAACATATTATAGCAAGTTTGGATTTTTAAATTTATATTAGTATTTGAGATCTTTTCATAGGTCGCTAACCATTTTTTATCAGTATATCCCCACCTTATATATTCTCCTATTTTTCCGAAACCGTCATTGCTCATAACAACATCTGCATTGTCGCCCCAGTGTACTAGATAGTCTTCTATTATATCTGTTCCTTTGTAACTTTTAGTAACACTACCGTTTGTGTGAGTCCAAATGTTTATTTTTTTGTGTAGTTTTTTCTTTAATAATACTTCAAGCAGTTCGTATATATCTTCGTTCAAAAATGGCTCTCCGCCATTAAAATGAATACGCCTTATAGTATCTTTATGACGCAATATGTAATCTATTTTATTGTTATTAGAATTTGTCCAATCTTTAGTATCAATGTGATATGATGATGGATTTTTGCCGTTGAGTATAGCAAATTCTTTTTTGAAATTTTTGTTAATAGTTGAACTTAGATCAGGAACACAACCTATGCATGCAAAGTTACATTTATTTGACCAAAGCAAATCTAACCATTCCGGTTTATGTTTATGTAAAGTACCGTCTGAGTCTGTGTTTTTTACTAGGTCGGCAATAACTGCTTCAGTACTCATTTTGTTAGCAGCAATTCTGTTAATAGAATGATTTCCTGCTTCTTCTTGTACCCAGCATTCTTTACACTGTTCTGGCTTTTTGCCTTCTAAAAATTCTTTTCTAACACTCTTAGCATGATCACTGTTATACATTTGCTCAAAGGAACTTTCTGTATTTTTTCCAATTGGCCATCTTGTCTTACAACATGTGTTAACTATTCCGTTTGGGCCTTCATGTAAACTATTCCATGGACTTGCACAAAAACTTTCACCGTAAGCATTTGTTAGTTTGGCATGCATTAAATTCTTGCCGCTATTTTTATTCATAAATATATTTATTGGAAGCGATTAATGCAAATAAAAAATATACAACGAGTAGAATTAGAAATTTCCAGTGACTGTAACGCAGCATGTCCGGGATGTGCTCGGACTCAAAATTTAGATATTTTAAAACCACAGAACTTAACACTACAACAAATTAAAAATTGGTTCCCAGACCCAAAAGGAATAAAATTCAAGTTTTGTGGAGTTCTAGGAGATCCTATTGTAAATCCTGAATGTTTAGAAATAACACAATATCTAGTAGAAAAAGGTGCATTTATACAATATAGTACTAACGGAGGACGTAACAGTGCTTCGTGGTGGAACGAACTAGGTAAGTTAAATATTAAGGTAAATTTTTGTGTAGACGGTACGCATAGTAATTATATATATAGAGTTAATACAAATTTTGATATAATCAAACGGAACATGAAAGCGTATAGTGACGCAGGCGGCCAAGGAACGTGGATATACATTGTTTTTGATCATAATGAACACGAAGTTGATGAAGCTAAAAAATTAGCAAGAGAATACGGATTTGATTTTGCAACCCGTACTGGTATGAGGAATAGTTATCATGATTGGGTATCAAAAATCGGTAAGAAAAACGATAAAACCGATGTAGTAATAACAACTAGTGGAGCAAAAGAGCACAGCAAAAAAGCAGTAGTAGCCGAGCTTGATAAATTTATTACAAATGAAAATAAATCAGAACAGCAAACAAAAGAAATATTATCAAGTATTGATTGCAAATTTTATCATGGAAAAGAAATTTTCATCGCAGCTAATAGTACTGTTTGGCCGTGTTGTTTTCTATGGGATAGTGCATTCAAAAATAAAGAACAAATATTAGACAAATATAAAACCTTTCCTACGGATTGGAACAATTTACAGTTTCATTCCCTAGATGAAATTCTAAGTACAGAATACTATCAAAAAGTTTTGCAAGACAGTTGGGACCCTAAACATAATCTTCATATAAGTAGATGCATTAGAACATGTGCTAAAAAGGGTGCGTACCAAAATGAAATAAAATTCCATGACAAATAAGTGTGCAGCACCTTATATAGGTCTTTTTTATAAAACTGACAAAAATACAATTGCTCCTTGTTGCAATTATGATGATGATTATAATCTAGATGATTATAATTATAAAAAGGTTGCTAATTACGTTAACAGAAAAAAACAAAAAGAGTGCAGAGTTTGTTGGAATAAAGAAACTTATACAAGTGAAATGTCTTTACGGAATTGGTTTTCTCAACTAGACAAAGAGCATCAATCGTCCATTGATTACAAAAAGCATAAACCAATTTGGGCAGATATAAGAACAAGCAATTATTGTAATTTACAATGCAACATGTGTTCACAAGCAGACAGTTCTCAAATACAAAGTTTTGTAAAAAAAAATACACACATGTCTAAATATTTTAGGCAAGTAGCTGCTGGTAATAATTTGGATATTAACATTGATATTGATTTTAGTAATTTGAAATTTTTAAAACTTGCTGGCGGAGAACCAACCATTGATCCGTATTGTATTGCATTCTTAGATAAATTTATAAAAAAATATGATGCATCAAAAGTTGAGTTAATAATTACTACAAATGCAACTAGAATAAAAAACTTTTTTGACAAATACAAAAGTAAGTTTAAAAGTTTAACAGTTATATTAAGTATTGATGCTGTTGATGAGGTGTACAACCTCATAAGATTTCCAGCAAATTGGAATACAGTAAAACATAACGTTGATCAACTTTGTACAATGAAAGAGATTAATATAAATCTAAATTTTGTCATACAACCTTATAACATTTTAGTAGCAGACCAATGGTTGCATTTTATTTCTAAGTTTGTAAAAGACAGGCCAAAAACAAAAATAGATTTTTTAAATTGCATTAATCCTAAGCATTTTAGTATCGACGCAATGCCAGACTCGGCAAAGCAGTTTGTTACTGATATGTTGAAAACATCAGAGAAAAATTTTCCTAATATACGGAAAAAAATTAGTGAATTACAAACTATTGTTACAAATTCTTCTTATAAACAAGATTACCATGCAGTACTAGTAGATCATCTACATGACATATCTAAAATAAGAAACATAGATTATATAAAAACTATACCTGAATTTAAATATCTTCTATAATGTCTATTAAGTCGTCATGAAGAAAGTCTTTATACGACTGTTTTCGAGAGAAATCTAATAAATCTATATCTTGTTTTAACATTGTTAATTTTTTTGTTTTTGTATCAATGTCAATTGGATTTTCTATGTTAAACTGCAAATAATTTTTAATTTTTCTCACAGCATGTATTGATGTTTTAGTACAGTCTTGTTCTAAAATCTCAAAATAGTTTAATGCTTTTTTTAAAATATGAGTAGGAAGATATTTAACATCAAACACGCTATCTTTAGGATGAGGATTAGGAATGCATTTCCATTTTATGTTATTCGAGCAAGTAGTTGATAGTTTTTCTATGTAGGTTACAAGATAGTGTATGTTTAATATGTTGTAAGAAGTTAGTACACTGCAAAAATGTATTTCAGTATTGTGATTTTGGTTATGAGATATTAAACGATTTATATTTTCAGTGAGTTTACTCCACAAAAACGGATGACGTATGTACTCATAGGTTGAATCTGTGCCATCTACACTTATTGTAAAATGTTTATTAGTAAATTTATCTAAAGTTTTCAATAATCTCTGATTAAATTTTGTACCATTTGTTGTAAGATGAATTTTGATATTAGGATTTTGAATATTATCTATTATTTGCCAAAAAGTAGAACTTATTGTCGGCTCGCCGCCTGTAAATTTTATTTCTTCTAAAGTATCAGAAATTTGTACTATTTCATCTATATATTTTTGGCCCATATTAAAAAAAGCACTGGTGCCTTTTGGATCTAATTTTGCATAACTTACAGAATGCTTTGGCCAATTGCTAACTAATGGTTTGTCATTGCTTATGAGATTATTTACATCTATTCTTAAACTGTTTGACGACGACGGAGTACACATTCGACATCGTAAATTGCATGCTTCATCAGTAAGAATATCTAATTTTTTAATTTTTAGTTTTTTTGTCTTTTTGTAAGTTGTATTATTTGATTCACATGCTATTGTTCTTGGACTTTGGCCAGTTTGCTTCTCTAAGTTCCAGCAATAATTACATAGAGAATTTTTCTTTCCGTTCATTAAGTCTTTACGTAGATTTTGAAAGGTCTGACTGTCAAAAACTTTTTGCAGATCTGTTTCTTTATTTACTTCAGTTATGGGACGATCGTGTTTCATATTACAACACGGATAAACTTTATGAATTTGGCCGTTTAGCCAACTTTTAAGAGCTAATGATTCAAAAGGAAAAGGACAAAATGTAGAATCGTTCATGAAATATTTACCTTATTTAATGCAGTTATAAATATCTTTATGAGTAACAAAGTTTCTGACTTAAAAAATTTTTGTATACTACCTTTCATCCATTTAGCAACGACTACTGAAGGTAACGTAAGATTATGCTGCAAAGTTAATCGAAAAAAAGTAGCAGTGAAAAATAATAATGAAAAATTTAATATTGCAAAGGATTCAGTTACTGAAATTTGGAATAGCGATTACATGAACGAAGCTAGGCAGAAAATCTTAAATGATGAAAGATTGCCAGAGTGTGAAATTTGTTGGAAAGAGGAAGTTGATTTTGATAAAGATTGGACTGAAGTAGGACCAAAACAATTTTTACCTAGTAAACGAATGAAAGAGAATGTAAAATGGCAAGATGCTTTAACTAGGTCGTTTGACGAAATAGTTACAAATCCTCAGATTTCATATTTTGATATTAGATTAAATAATTTATGCAACTTAAAATGCAGAATGTGCTGGCCCCAGTTTAGCAGTCAAATTGTTAAAGAACAGCAACAATTTCAAGATACCAATCAACCCACTTGGTATAAAGATCTAACTTTTGATAAAATAGATGACATATCTGTTTTTTGGAAAAGTTTAGAAGATAATATATTTGAAGTAAAAGAAATAACTTTTGTCGGCGGTGAACCTACATTACACGATGAGATGTATGACTTACTTGACAATCTAGTAGAAAAAGATTATGCTAAACAAATAACATTAAAGATGACTACTAATTTAACAAATTTACAGCCTAGATTGTTAGCAGTAATAAACAAATTCGAAAGAGTTATTTTTAATTTAAGCATCGACGGCACAGAAAAAGTAAATGAATATATAAGATACCCTAGTAAATGGGAAGTGTTATCTACTAATTTAGCAAAGTTACTAGAGCAAGACGGAAAACAAGTTACAATAAATATTTCTTATGTTGTACAAATATATAATGTTTTTGATGTGTTTGATATGGCAAAATGGTATATCGAACAATTTAGAGTCAATCAACGAATACGTTATAATTTTAATTTATCGTTTGATTTTTTATATGATCCTAGTAGGTTAAGTATTAAAATTTTAAATAATCAAGGCAAAAAAGCTTGGTTTGAAGAGTATACTAAATGGAAACAATATTATAAAAATCTAATGGATAATATAGATAATGAACCCGAAAACGTTAAAGTAACTTGGTATAAGATTGATAGAATTAACAAAGATATTGTAAAAATCGGAAAGCATGCTGATGTGCTTATCCCAAATGAAGAAAAAACTGAAATGGTTTTTAATGCGCTGCCTAGCAATCTTACAGAAGATCAGCATGGACATAAAGCAGAGCAAAGAATAGAATGTGAAAAATACACAGAACAACTCGATGCGCATCGCGGGCAATCAATTTTAGACATATTCCCAAAGTTTTACGAATATATTTTTACGGATGATAATAAATGACAGTAAGTGATACATTTTGTATTTTACCCTGGGTTCATTTGAGCACTAGGCCAGACGGAAGTATGCGAGTATGTTGTACAGCAAATGCATCTAGTGTAGGAGCTACCAACGATCGTGAACACGGTGGTATGGTAGGAATTTTAAAAACAGATGACGGTAAGCCTAATAATTTAAATGTAAGTGATTTTTTAAGTAGTTGGAATAGCACTTATATGAAAAATGTCAGAAGACAAATGATGAATGGTGAAAAGCCTCCTAGTTGTTTAAAATGTTATAAAGAAGAAGCAGCCGGTCATCGTAGTAAACGCCAATGGGAAACAGAGTACTGGAGCAAAAGAGTAAGTGTTGGTAAATTAATAGAAAACACAAACGATGACGGAAGTGTACCTCCGCAATTAGCTTATATTGATTTGCGGTTTGGCACTAAATGCCAACTAGCATGCGTAATGTGCTCTCCGCACGATAGTTCGGGTTGGATAAAAGATTACAAAGCTATTTTTCCAGCAGTAGAAAATGCCAGTTTAAAAACAACAATGCAATGGAAAGACAAAGGCAGTTACAACGGTAGTAGTTACAATTGGCATAAGCAAAATCCTGTATTTTGGGAGCAATTTTATGAACAAATTCCTAACATGCAACAAATTTATTTTGCAGGCGGCGAAAGCCTTATTATCGAAGAGCACTACGAAATATTAGAAAAATGTATTGAAATGGGTTATGCTAAAGACCTAGAAATAAGATATAATTCAAATGGTGTAGAATGGCGAGATGACTTATTTGATTTATGGAAACATTTTAAATTAGTGCGTTTCCATTACAGTATAGATAGTATAGAAGAAATGAATGATTACATACGCTATCCAAGTAAGTGGAAAAGGCAAAAAGAAGTATTTCATATTCTTGACAAAGAAACATCAAACAATGTAGAAATTACTGTAGCTTGTGCAGTTCAAGCGTTAAACATATATTATATTCCTGACTTAATAAAGTGGAAACTAGAGCAAAACTTTAACAAAATAAATATGTGGCCGTTTGGAGCAGGTGGTGTAAATTATCATTTTGTATACCATCCGCCGCATTTAAATGTTAAAATTTTGCCTAACGAGTTTAAGGAAAAATGCAGAAAAAAATACGAAGAGTTTTATCCTTGGTGGGAAGCTAATTGGGAAAAAGGCATTCCAAGTTGGCATAAAGGAAAAGTAACGTACGAAGATTGGCGAACAGCAAATTATGGTATACAACGTTTAGAAGGTATGTTACAATTTATGGAATCAGAAGATTGGAGTATTCGATTGCCTGAAATGAAAGAATTTCTAGAACTTTGCGATAAACAAAGAAGCACCAGTTGGCAAGATGTATTTCCTGATATGAAAGATATATTTAATGAAATTTAATGTAGAATTGAATAATAAAAGTTATAATTACTGGAAAGTACCTAAAAACATTTTACAGCCCTTAGATAATACGGTGTTTCCATTTGATCCTACATGGAAAAAAATAGCAGTAAATGTGAGCGGAGGTGCGGATAGTGCTTGTGGTACAGCTACTTTATGTTCTTTTATTGAAAAAACCAAGTCTAATGCAGAATTAATTGTTATTTCTAATGTAAGAGTATGGAATAATAGGCCCTGGGCAGCACCTATTAGTGTAGAAGTTTTTGAAAAATTACAGTCGATGTTTCCTAATATTAAAATGACAAGATTAGAAAACTTTATTCCGCCTGAACTCGAAGACGGTGCAATAGGAAAAATAGCGCAGCTAGACAAATCTGGTGATAGAATTTGCACAAACAGTTTTAATAGCTACGTGCAGCACAGGTATGATATAGATGCAGTTTATGGATTTATAACAAATAATCCTATAGATGAAAAGTTTAAGCATAGGGGTGAACCTTGGGACAGAAAGTGGACTTGGAAAAAAGTTATGAGGGAACTTGACTGTCCGCAATGGCATCTTAACAATGACAAGCGTACGGTTTTGCCGTGGAGATTACTTTCTAAAGATTTTGTAATAGGACAGTATTATAAAAATGGATGGGAAGATTTACTTGCTACTACAAGAAGCTGCGAAGGTGATAAATTATTACTATCTCAGTTTGAAGATTATACTACGTATAAACACGGTAAAAGTCCTTTAATAGAATGTTTAGATTTGACAGATGATTTAGAAAAAGGCTGTTGTTATTGGTGTGCAGAACGCAAATGGGCAATTGACTCTGCAAAGAAGAAGTTAAAGATAAAATAATGTCAAACACTTTTTGCCCTATACCTTGGATTTTTCAAGCAGTACGAGCTAATGGCGATGTAAGAGTTTGCTGTCAAGCTAACGTAACACCTAATAAAGGTGTTTTGCGTAAACAAGATGGGTCAGCTTACAATGCTGGATTTGATAGCTTAGACGATAGTAGAAATTCTAAGTTAATGCGTGCTATGCGCATTAATATGCTTAATAATCAATGGAGTCAAGAGTGCGGCCGGTGTTTAACAGAAGAATCCAACGGCTTACATAGCAGGCGTACAGAAGAACTAAAACAATGGGACTATACACTAGAGCAGGCTAAAGCTGATACTGATCAAGACGGTAATATAAACACAGAGTTAGTGCCAGTACGCCATTATGATATACGATTTGGTAATTTTTGTAATTTAAAATGTAGAATGTGTGGACCTACTGATAGTAGTGCTTGGTATGAAGATTGGATAAAATTAACTGGATCAAATACTTTTAAAGATAGTAGCGGAAATATTACAATTGAAAATACCAGTAAAGGGTTGCATGCGAAAGAATTTGACTGGCCTAATTATGAACCTTTTTGGCAACAATTAGAAAAAAATGCAAATACTATAGAGCATGTATATTTTGCAGGCGGCGAACCTATGCTAATTGAGCGCCATTATGATTTCTTAGAATACTGTGTACAAAATGATTACGCTAAAAATATTTCTGTAGAGTACAACACAAATATGAGTACATTACCATCACGAGTTAAAAAGTTATGGGAATGGTTTAAATCAGTTAAGATAGGTGCAAGTATAGATGGAATGGATAAAGTTTTTGAATACCAACGGCATCCAGCAAAATGGCTCAAAACTTTAAAAAATTTACAAACATTAGACAATATGGCAGGAAATGTTAGAAGTTGGCTAGCGTTTACTGTAACAGCTTATACTGTGGATCATATGATTGATTTTATGAAATGGAAACTTACAGAAAGTGGTTTTAAAAAAATAAACAGTACTAGAGGTAAACCTATAATTACTCATCATGTAGCACATCACCCAAAGCATTTAAATATAAGAGTGTTACCGAACGAAGAAAAAGCAAGACTTACAGAACGTTTTAATGATTTTCTTACGTGGATTGAAGAAAATAATTTTGAAAAACACGTTGTAGAACATGCTCATAGAATTGTAAACGGAGTATGTAAATATATGAATAGTGAAAGTTACTATAATGATCACTGGCAAGAATTTTGCAGCTACACTAAAAAATTAGACACTATGCGCAATGAAAGCATAGCAGAAGTATGCCCTAACTTAGAAAAGTATATGATATGACCGAAACAATTGAAAAAACTGATTTTAAAGCAGTAAATTTGTTAGATGGACACAATTTAACTGTGACTTGGGATGTAGGCCGTCGTTGTAATTATGACTGCACTTATTGTCCGGCACATAGACATGATAATTTTTCACCTCATGCAAGTTTAGAAACACTGCAAGATACTGCTAATTTTGTATTTGAATACGGCGAACTCCTAACACGATACAAAACTAATAAACGCTTAAATTTAAATTTTACTGGAGGTGAACCTACAGTAAATCCAAACTTTTTAAAGTTTGGAGAATGGCTAAAAGAAACTTACAAAGAAAAGTATAAGAAAAAATTTATGCTTAACCTTACTATTACAAGTAACGGAGCTTTTAGTAGGAAAATGGCTGACAGCATAATCGAAAACTATGGTTTTATTACAATAAGCTATCACGCCGAAGCTCATCAAAAGCTTAAAAAACAAGTAGTAGATAACATTTATTATCTTACTGAAAAGAAATTTCCATTGAAAACCAATGTTATGTTCCATGCAGAGTATTTTGAAGAATGCAAAGATTTATGTTTACAATTAGATCGAGACGGCATAGGATTTGTTCCCAGATTAATCGGTGAACATGAAGACAGTCATAACAGCTTTGCTCATAGATATACCGACGAACAACTTTCTTGGTTTAAAGAGTATTGGGCCAATAAAAATGCTAAATTGAATGAGTCTAAAGTAGCAAAAGAAGCAAAAGTATCTCATGAAGCTAGTGCAGTTCAAACTGAAAAATCACAAGAGAAAAAACTTGCAAGAGAATTAGGAAGGCCTTGCTGTGGTAGTAGAACAATGGAAGTTTGTAGCAATGACGGCGAATGGAAAAAGAGTCAATTTTTAGAGTTTGCTAAATTTAGAAATTGGCATTGCAGTGTAAATTGGTTCTTTTTGCATATAGAACAACAAACAGATACTATTTGGCATCATCAAACTTGCCAAGCAAGATTTGACGGTACTCGAGGCCCAATCGGATCAATTACTGAAAATAGAAAAATTCTAGAAAATTTACGAAGTAATATAGAAAATAATACAATGCCAGTAATTCAATGCCCGTTAGGTCCTGGAAAGCACTGTGGTTGTGGTCTATGCGTGCCTAAAGCTACTGAAAAACAGCAGTTGTTTGACATACTACCTAGTCATTTAACTGACATGAAGGTATTTGGTTAATGTATTTCTAAAATAGGTGTGGTCTTGTTAAAAGAACCACATGTATAGACAACTTTATCGTTTAAAACACATTCTGTACGATCAAATCGGCTGTCTGGTAAACCTATACCTAACATAAGTGTAATTTTTAAATTTAAAGTTTGACCTATATGTTTATTCAAAACACCTTCAACTTTTTTCTCTTCGAAACATACACAGAAACCGGTCTTATACCCAAGCTCTGCTGCTGCTAATGCAGCAGCACCACTAGAAATACCTACAGCCATAAGATGATCTTCTCTACTATTCCTGCCTTCAGGACAAATAGACCCGTCCCAAATTAGTAATAATGGTGCGTATACTTGGCCATTTCTATATTGATTAGGAACTTCTTTTAATTTGAGATCGCCAGCTGCCCATGCCCCTTTTATATATATTTTTTTAGAAATGCTTGTATTTTGTATAGCCAAAAGTCTATACAAATTTTTATTATTTTTTGATGGCATAGTTGTGCAAACTGATAAAATATAATCTACATGCTCTTTAGGTAATAGCTGCGTTATATCATAATTGCGCTGACAACGTTCAGCAGTTTCTGCATATTTTTTCAACAACATATATTTTCCTATAATAAATATATTTATGAAATTTGGATGCCCTTTGCCCTTAAACGCTCTATTTATACGTCCCGATGGAGAAATTTCACCATGTTGTGTATTTTATGATGTTGATAAACCGAAGTCAATAAACATATCAAACCCTAATGTTTTTAATGATAAGTATTTAGAGAACTTACGAGATAAATGCAAAAAAGACGAAGCTCATCCAGGTTGCACACGATGTTATCAAGAAGAAAAAATTGCAAATAAAAGTTATAGAACTGATGTACTAGAACCGAGTGTACAAGATTATCTTGGTACAATTAGCTTGAGAGAACATACAGATCCGTATATAAGTTTTTTAGACATTGCGTTTAGTAATTTATGTAACAATAAATGCAGAATGTGCGGCCCGTCGTTAAGCACCAATTGGTACACTGATGCAAAAAAATTAGAACAAATGGCAAGCAAAAAAGACAAGAGTTTTCCTTTTGATACATATAAAGGTGTAGTAAATAATAATTTTTTAGATAAAGGTGATTTTTCTCGAGTACAGCATATTAAGTTTTTAGGCGGTGAACCTCTATTAGAGCAAGATAAAATGATAAGTCTTATAGAAAAATGCGACACTAAAAATTTAACTATTCATTTAGTCACCAATGCAACAACCATACCTAACAATAAATTAATAGGTATACTTAAGCAATGTAAATCTGTATCTATTGCATTAAGCGTAGACTCTTATGGCAAGATGAACGATTTTTTACGTAAAGGGTCAACATGGAAGAACACAACAGCAACTATAGAATGGTTTAACAAAAATTTTGATCAATTAAGTATACAAAGTGTTGCAAGTATATATAACGTTAATATAGTTGATAGATTAATGGACTATTGTATTACTAATAAGTTTGATCATCGTTATTCGTTAATAAGCGGACCAAATTACATGCAAATACGTAATCTGCCTGATCAAGCAAAAAATAGCCTTAAGAAAAAAATAAACAATTGGTTGTTGAAAAATAAATATAAACCATATAAAGTATTTTTTAAACTTTTACAAAATGAGATAAATCAAACGGGTGATATACGAAAATTTCATTATATGGATTCAATAATGAATAAAATAAGAAATGAACATTGGCGTGCACTTAATCCCGAACTTTATAAGTGGATATCAAGTGGATCGTAATACATTATTTCATTATACAGGTATAGGTACATTAATTTCAAAAAGACTTTTGCATGAAAATAGCACAGCTATTGAAGTTGGAATTGGCAAGTGTACCCATAATACTTTAGAATATACAAAATTATTTAAAACAGTATACGCTATAGATGCGCATGAGAGTAGTTATGAACTAATCATGCAAGACATCAAAAATAAAAAATTAAATAATTTAGAAGCTTATCATTATTTTTTATCAGATAAGCAAGAAACTGTACAATTTCATTGCAGTAATCAAGATATAGGTTATTCTACACGGTATTTTGATATGGTAGAAGATGATGCAAAACACAATACGGTTTTGCACACGCCGTTGCTCTCACCACTTCTTCCACACGATGTGAATAACAATGTTAAGAAACAAATATTACCAAATTGGTTTACTATTGAAATGCAATCTTCTACACTCGACAATGTATTTTTAGAAAAAATTGAAGATTTGTCCTTTATAAAAATTGATGCTGAAAGTAGTGATATTGCTATCATTAAAGGAGCAAACAAACTTATTGAAAAGTGGAGACCGTTGATACAATTTGAACACTTGAATGATAATCCTATTAGAGAAATTGATACTCCGTATATAAGACAATTTTGTGCTCAGCACAAGTATCAATTTGTAAAAAACGTAGAAATATCATCTTTCATACTGATACCTAAAAAAGGAAAGTAATGAGAATACATGTTTATGGTTGTAGTTGGAGTTGGGGCCAACCGCACATTAATAATTTTGATAATTGGCCAAAACAGTTAGCTTTATTAGAACCATCTTGGAAAATTTATAATTTTTCTTATGCTGGCTCTAGCATACATTTTTCTTCAGCTTTGATAATGCATTTATCAAAAAAAATTAACGAACCTACATATCACATTTTTCAGGGAACGACTGCATGGAGATGGACCTACATGCCCGAAATAATAGATCCAATGCAATATTTAAAAAAGGAATTGTCAAATTATTGGGGGCTTTGGCTTGATCGTGAATCTCATGCAATAACTTATCAACCAAAACTTACAAGTAAAGGACCGTTGAAAATTAGGAATTTTTACAAAAGCAGGTTAAAAATAATTCCTACAATAGAAAGTGAATTAGAATTCAGTAATACTTTCGAAGCAATAAGAAATAATTTTAATTTAACATTTTTCCAAACATTTGGGGGATATAGTACATATAAAAAATACTATGATCATAATGTACTGTGTATTGAAGAGGTATTAGGTGATGATTTATTTCACGAATATATAGTTGACAAAGGTGCCCATTTTGGTGAAGAAGGATTAAAATGGCAAGCAAAATATATTAGGAATTTAATTACTGGATAAGTATTTTCATGTCCGAAGATTTAAAATGGTCAGATTACGACTTTACAAAAATACCATTTGATGATATAATACAAGTAGGGCAGCGTACTTTACTATACAGAGACTTGTTCACAGTAAGCTGGTTACTAGGACGCTTCTGTAACTATCGTTGTAGTTACTGCTGGCCTTATGCTCGCAGTGATAAAAAAGATCACAGACCGACTAAACTATGCTTGAGGACAATAGATGAAATTAAACGACAAGCTCGGGGCAATGGATTTAATAGCTTTCATTTCAGCCTTAGTGGGGGTGAACCTACTTTTCATCCCGGTTATCTTGACATACTTAAATATCTCGCTGACGACGTTGATAACACTAATTACACAAGTATTCATATGACGTCAAACTGCTCTCGACCTATGAAGTGGTTTGAGACATATGTAGAATACGCAAAGCCGTTCCACCGTGCTAGTATTACTGCTAGTTTACATACAGAGCATCTAAATACCCGCGAGAAGATGCAGGACTTTGCTAATAAGCTTGTACTGTGTCAAGAACACGATGTCCAAGTTACTATTAACATGGTTATGGTTCCAGAATGGTTTGAAAGGGACTGGGAAAACGCACTGTTCTTCCACGAACAAGGAATCAATGTTACCCTTAAACCACAATCAGATCCTACTGCATCACGTGTGGTCGAAGGTTACAAAGAAGAAGACTTAAAGCGGCTTTGGAACGGTATGCCGCAAATGGCATACACTGAAGTAAAGCGCAAGTGGGCTAATAGACCTAAACCTAATTTCGAACTACCTTCATATGCAATAGGCGAAAATGATAAAAGTGTACCGTGGCATATGCAAGTAGAATTTACAGATTCCAAAGGTAAAAAATGGTATATGGATCAAGCTGAAAGATTTAATGCATTTGATTTCAATAAATTTAAAGGATGGAGCTGCAATGCTGGCTATAGCGGTATTATTATTAGAGAACCTGACGGTAGTGTAAAGCGCAGCTACAGCTGTCATGATGCTCCCCTGGGCAATATAGAAACTGGATTTAAACTTTTTGATAGTGCAAAACCTTGTATTACTGAAAGTTGTGTTAGTTCAGCTGATAGCAAGATACCCAAACGCAAGAAATAAATAATTTTAGTATGAAATATAAATTTTTTAAAAACCTAACTGATTTACCTGTACTAGATGTTACAGAAGAATTAGACAATTTAATAGATAATGAAATAATATCATGGGAAAAAAGAGACAGTCAAATTTGTCTTAACACTACAAAAGATCGTCCCGATGATATACATTACGGATCCGGCAGTTTAATCTGGGATTGGCAAAATGGACACGAGGTGTTTGACGAAAACGGTAAAACAGTTAAATTTGTACCAAAACCTTATAAAGTGCCAAAAAATGAAAAAGATTTTACTGATCTATGCAGTCAATTTAAAGGTACAGTTTTTGAAAAAATTTATCGTGCGGTATCTGATAAATTTACAATAGGTCGAATGAGACTGATGTTAATGAGGCCTAAAACCTGTTTAACTTGGCATAACGATGCTGATACAAGATTGCACTATCCTATAGAAACTAATATAGGGTGCAAAATGGTTATAAAAAACGAAGTTGTACACATGCCTGCTAATACTTGGTGGCTTACTAATACAGCTCAGTATCATACTGCTTTTAATGCAAGCACAGAATCAAGAATACATTTAGTAACATCAATTATATGAACATGCTCGAAGAAAAAGAATATATAGACTTTCATCCTACAGTACTACAAAAAACTAGCATGGTTTTTGATGTAGACAGTTTTTATGAATGTATGAAAAAGTATAAGTATGCTTTTAGAAAGTGGGGAGAAGAAAAGGCTCACTTGCCAAGATATGGCTTACCATTGGTAAATCAAAACGGCAGTATGCTTAACAATCCAGAGCCAATATGTTATCCATTAGATGAATGGATTCGTGCTCGCCCAGAAAAATTTTTCCTAGACGCCGATGCTACAGTCTCAACAGAAGTATTAGACGAAAGTGCATTTGCTGTACTTAAACCTATTAAGAAGCACATGGTAAGGAGTGCAATATTACGCTGGGATGCAGAATCATTTTTCTGGCCACATACAGACACATGGATGCCTTCTCCTATACTACGTCTATGGGGAACAACTGAACCTGATAAAGTTAAGATACAATTTGATAAGCAACGTAGACGATCTAATCCTCGAGATGTTAAAAGCATGAATCCGCAAGTAGAAGACTTTGAAGATTTTGAAATTGAAGCAGGTAGGTTATATGTTATAGACACAAATATAATTCACGGAGCAAGATCTTGTGTTGACAAAGAAACCTATCAGTTTTTCATAGCAATGCATTCGGATGGTATAAACGATTTAAAAAATGTATTAATATAAAGAGGTCATATGTTTACTGATGATTTATTATTGTCATTCGAATTGCCCATTCATCCCGTAGATATGCTATAACTGTAGGTTAGTTTATTTAAATTGCGGACCGCAAATCCAAGCTACCACGCTTTTTCGTGTGCCGGCAGTAACTGGTGTTACGCAATGCGGTACAAAACTAGGAAAAATTATAGCTTGACCTTTTTTTAACGTAACATCTATTTCTTGATTACGATTTAAGTTATTAATTTTGAATACGCCACCAGTAAACTCATCATTTACTAAAATACTAATACTTATTTTTCTTTCACCAAAAAAGCTATTGTAATCTCCGATATCATTATGCCAATTATAGTGAGAATTCTCTGTAGTATATACAGTATATTGAAAAAAGTCATATCCGTGCAAGTCATAGTTCCAAAAATTATGATTTGCATGTAAAACACTATTATTAATTTTTTCAAATATCCATTTATTTTTTGAATTATTAAATTTATGAAAATTTATTAAACTTTTACGCTCGTCGGATGGTTTTTTATTACTATTAATAGTAGCTGTTTGTAATTGATCGTCAGATAATGCTAGATATTTTTCTAAAAACAAGCACTCTCTATCAGTTAAGACATCTAGTACTGTATAAAATGGCGGAGTAAAGTTAAAGTTTTTTAAGTGCATAGCAATTTAATCCATATGATGTTGATAAAAATTTACTAGTTTGTACAAAGCCATTTGATGCATATGCTTTTATTGCTTCGTGTCTAGGAAAGCTCCATAAAAAATTACAATTTTCATTTAAAGCTTGGTTTTCGATAGTAATAAACAAATTTTTACTTAATCCCTTTTTTCTATAAAATTCATTGATCCATAATCCTCGCATTCTATAGTATTCTTGGGAAGATTTATGACCAGATACTACACCTATAATCTCTGTATTATTATACATCCCAAAAAAACTAGGTTCAAATTTTTCGTAAATAGTTATATCATTTCCACCTAGATACTGCATGCTACTTGCTGGTAAAATGTTATTTGTAGTAGGCCATAGATTTTTTAAGAAAGGTAATGCAGTATTAAATGTAATTTTTTTTATAATCACAAGATATTTATACTATAAATAAAACATGTTAAAAGTTTTATCGAAATCAGATATTGAGATATGTATTATTCAGGAAAAAAAGTACGATCTTACAAAAATTGCAAATAGAAAAAATTTAGTATTATTTAGCGGTGGAATTGATTCACAGGCGTTAACATTATTTTTAAAAAATAATAATATACACGTAGAAACTTTATTTGCCAAATACTGCATAGACGGTAGTAAGAAAAATTTTTTTAATAAATATGATAATTTAACAGCAGAACAACTACAAATAGATCATAAATTATATTTAGATTTAGATAAATTATACATGGAAAAAAATATTACAGAAGAATATTTTAACCTATATAGATGCACAAGTCCTCAATTTGCAGTACATTTACATATTATTGATTATGCTGTAAAACATTTTCCTGACTATAATATTCTACTGCCATCTGCACCTATATTATGGCAGGATACATACGGTTATAAATTATATAATTGGATTTCGTACGATGAACTTGTTCTATATAGATATAAAGAAAGTAACAATATGGTTAATTTGTTTCCTTTCTTTTTTTTAGAATTTGAAGTTGAAAAGCAAATAATCAAATCAAACGTACACAACATGAAGAATGCAAATATGTATACAAAGAAATTTTTGCTTTATAATGATCTCGGACTACCCGTTATACAACAAGATAACTCTTGGACAGGATTTAAGGAATATAAAATTCATTTTAAAGAAAAATACGGAAAACCATACGATACGATACTACGAAATAATCATAAATCATCAAAAAAGAAAATGGCAGTGAAGCATTGGGCATATGGAAACTCGAACGTTTATGGATAAAAAACTAGCAATTATAATTGATAATATAAGTGTTTTACGTGACACTAAAAATTTAAATAAAATACACAGAGTAGGCCAAATATCAGTAAGGAATTCTTATACAAATTATTTAAATTCTCACACTATTAAAGTTGCTGAATCTTTTACTACACTAAATTATCCAATTATTATCTATAACATCAATATTAACAATGAAAGTTTATTTAATTTATTAAGCCAATTTATAAATCATGAAATAAAATATCCTATTTACATGCCTTTTGGATTATCTTATTTAGATAAAAAGCTAGCAAAACTATTAAATAAATTTGATCAAGAACAGCTACATGTAAGCTTTCCTAATAAAAAACAGTTAAACTATCTTGCACTTGCAATGCATTCTAATGTAACGATAGTAGCAAAAAAATCAGATAAAAAAATTATTAAAATGTTAAACACTATGAATCAAAATATAGTATATTTTAGGAGTAAATCATCTAACAGTCTACTATTAGCCAAGTATCATTTGTATAAGCATAAATATAATAAACAAGGATTACACAATATGTCAGGACTAATTCATAATAATAATGATATTTTAAATATCCAACCAAACGAACTATTTGCATTTCAATTATTCGATGGCAATGTTCATGAAATAGACATTAGTCCTCTACCGACAGGTGTTTTTTACGAAGATGGATTTATTTACGGAAAAACTGAAGAAAAATTTGATATAAAATTTTCTTTTGAAGGACAGGAATACACATTGTATTTTGATGTATTAGAAACCAACGAAGCAGAACTTTTTTTACAAGTAGGGCCAGCTTGGCCAGGCTGGCCACCTGCATTGCCGCCGATTAAGCCACCTAAGAATGTAGGGTACTGTTAAGCCGCAGTTCCGTCGTCGATGTTTATCCACGCACCATTTTGATAACCTTGAAATCTATTGACTTGTGAGTTGTATATTACCATTCCATTTGCCGCAGTAAGAGCATTTCGTTCTGTAGTGTTATATGAGCCAAACTGCACAAATCCTCCAGCAGTTATAGTTTGGTTAATGCTGTCTACAATTGCAGTACTATCGTCGGCAAAAACACTACCCTTTAAGTCACCAGTAACTGTGCTAGCGTTTATAGCTCCTGTTGTATAATTTAAAATCACAGCAGAATCATCACCTATAATGTTTGCACGAACACCTTGGTCAGCGGTAACTTCACCGGTTAAATATACCGAGCCGCCAACGTTTAATTTTTCTCTAAAATCTGCATCACCAAAAACAAAAAATCCATCTATCAATCTGAATTGCTTAGAAATTGGAGGTTGTTCAGTTGCACTAGCTGTATGTGCTAGTACCATGCGGTGACTCAATCCTTCGATTACTCCGTGTGTGAAGAACTCAACCCCGTCAAATTTTTGGAATGTTATTGAACCTATTGATCTCGGAGTACCGTTTACAAATTCATGTGTTGATCCCGATGCAACATATTCACCTTCTATATCTTCGGTTGTAGTTCTAGCAAATATCTGCTGACTACGTATTTCTTGACCTTGCAAATAAAATTTATTAGTAACCGACGGAAATCCTACAATTGAAATACCATTAGCATCTCGAGGAAATATATTAGTTGTACCTATACTAGGAACAGTTATTAAGTTATTGATAGCATCAAAAACTAAAGTACTATCGTCTGCAAATATACTGCCTTTGACGTCGCCTACAAATGTACCGCCGCTTGCAGCAGGATTACCAGCTTCCCAACGGCTGTCTACTGCATTCCATATAAGAGCATCGCCGCCGGTTGGTGTAACGGGCACATAAACATTACTTAAATCTTGAATTACATTGTTTACAAGAACAATTTTGCCATCAGTACCATCTACAAGCATTGTAGAGTCATCGGCAAATACAGATCCAGTTAGATCACCTTGAATGCTTGCTGCTTGTAAACTACCAATTACTGAGCTTGTAAAGTTACCACTACTGCCTGCTACTGTGTTACCATTAATATTGCCAGTAATATTAATAGCGCCGGTGCCAGTAATAGTTTGTGAGTTTAGATCTAAGTTACCACCTAGCTGCGGAGAGCTATCTGAAAGTAAATCAGTAATACCACTATCGGCTTTTGTGCCCCCTAGTGTACTGCCGTCGCCTACATATATTAACTTCGTATCAGTAGTATATATTAATTCACCTTCTGCAGGTGTAATTGTTAAACGCTCAGCGTCAGTACCGCGTCTTAGTTGTAAAGCCATTTATAACTCCTGGAATCATATAAGTTATATATATTTATCAACTTTACTGCCGTTTTTTTAAAAAAACTGTTGTCCGCTTTTCTATATCTTTTTTAATTTTTTGTATATCAATGTTGAAGTTAATACTAGCTATACTATCACTGTATTCTTGATATAATTCGTCTATTGCTTTATTAAAATCAGCTTTTGGATTCTCTTCCACATCAATTAACCACTCCCTACCGTCTATAAAATTTATTTTTATATGTTTAATATAGTCAGTAGGGATTGATTCTATTCGAATGTCCTTAAGAATATCCGGCCACGACTTGATAGTTTCTTCTTCAAATCGTTTTTTCTTATTAAGCACTAGCTGTTTCTTTAGTAGCTTTTGCTGTAGTTTTCTTTTTTGTAGGTACTAGTGCTTCTGCTTGTTCTCTTAAAGACTTAGCTTCTTTAAACAACTTATCAGCTTGTGACCTATAACTAGCAGCCAGTGCTTCGTCTGTGATAACACCTGTTTCTGCATCTGCTGTGGGAGTTGGTGCAGGTGTATTGTCTGTATAAATAGATACAGGATCTACTTTTTGTGGCTCTGCAACTGGTGCTGTAGCAGTCTTAGATGGAGCATTTGGATCTTTGATTGCTAAATCTTCTACTGTTACACCTTTTTGTTGTGCAATTACATTGTTTAATTCGTCTAAGCCAACAACAGATTTAGTATCAGGAGTCATTTCTATTTGAATAGTTTGTGTTTTAACCATTCTGTTGGTGGTATGGAAACCTGCTAACATGTTTCTACCATCTGGCAAAGAAGTCCGTGCCATTGCTTCGGCTAGTTCGTATGCTTCTTGACCAGCTGAACTTTCAACTAGTTTCATTAGACTATCATGTTCATCGGCACTTAGACTTTCAGTCGGAATAATTACACATTCGTCAGATGTACCAGGCACAACTCTATATGCTACTATACACTTCTTTTGTGTTTTTTTTATTCGTCCTACGTGTTTTAACATATTTTACTCGCTTTTTGCTTGTGTTTCTTGCTGTGCTTGCTGCTGTGCTGCAATATGATTTAGAAATTTATCTAATTTATCATATACTGGGCCAACTTGAGTCATTTCACCAGCTTTAAAAGCGCCACGGCCTGTGGCAACATCAATAATTTGGCGTAACTGAGCAAGGTCAGTAACCGTTAGTTCTGTAGAGTCAGGTGCCGGTTGTGAACCTTGTGGTACTTCAGACACCATTTCTTCTTGCATTTCTTTTTGTTCTTCAGTCATTTATATACTCCTTTTGTAATTTATTTATTTGACATGATAAAAAAGGTTAATTCTTTTGGCTGTTCAAAGCCAATACAAACACTATCTTTAAATTTTCTAAAGTAATAGCGTCCTGAGGTATTTGCCTCTATCCATTCAATAAGTCCTAACTCCATGCGTATTTTGAATGGAGTGTTGTCGTCAAAAGAAATCGTAGTAGTTTCGAAATGTTCTGGACAGATCGAAACTCTACGAATATCAAAAAGTTCTAGTGGATTCGGCGCTTGATTAATTTTTTTCTTCATAGTGGGCAGTTACTCCAAACGGTGCTTGTAGATCCTTATCGTGATTACTGTGAATTACAAACACAGTATCGCAATAAGTTTCGTCACCCCAGCTACCCCACGGATAACCATCAGTGAATACAATCAGTTTTTTAGGCTCAATACCTTCTTCTTTCATATAGCCCCAGTTAGCTTCAAAGTCAGTGCCACCACCACCAGCAGCTTCGTATTCGGCAATGTCGCCATCATGAGCCGAAAACTCTTCCATGTTGTATACCTTAGTATCAAAACACCAAACCTTAACATTATAGTCATTGTATTGACTCATAATGCCGTTGATTTCACTTAAGAAGTCTTTAAGCATATCGTCGCCGATACTACCACTGGTGTCAAGTGCAACACAAATGTCAATTGTATCTTCATTTACAGTACCCGGAATGATTGCACCGTAGTGTGATTTACGTGACGGACGAGCAAAGCTGTAATCATTCTTAACAGTACTTTGAATTTGCTGTTGCAAAATTTCACGCCAGTTCATTTTAGGTTCAGTAAACTGTTTAATAATGCGTGCAATTTCACCTGGTACTTTGCCAGCACCGGCAGCTTGTGCAGCCGACAGCATACTTTCTTTAATACTGTCGCGAATTTCTTTCATTTCTGCTTCGGTGTATTTAGGCTGACCGTCTTTACCGTCACCGTCGAGATCCAAGTGCTCGTCGAGCATTTCGCCTAGTTGATCCAAGTCGATATGCTCAACAACATTTTCCATTAGATCATCGTAAACTTCTTCACTAGACCAGCCCTCGTATTTGAAATCTTGGTAACAGTCAACAAGTTTAGGCTTTGAACCAATTTTGTCGCGAACAAGAAGATTGTTTACAATGTAATCAGCAGCTACGTTATGAATTTTAGGGTCACGATCACCACGACGACCAAGGTGATCAAATACACAGTGCAAAATTTCGTGTGCAACCACAAACTCAATCTCAGAGTTTTCCATTGCATTAAAAAATTGTGCATTGAAGTATAAGTTACGACCATCAACAGCAGCAGTCGGCAGCCAATCGTTAGCAGGTTTTACTCTAAGACGAGTAGCCATGTTGCCAAAGAACGGATGTTTCAACAGCAAGCCGACCCGTGCAACAGTAATACGATCCATTACTTCTGTAGTCATACGATCAAGTTCTTCGGGAGTAATATTAGGATCGGGTTGCCAGTGTTTTGTACCTTCTACAGACATGATGTCACCTTTGTTGTTTAATATATGTATATAATACAACAAAGCGCCTGACTTGTCAAGCGCTTTGTTTTTTTACTCTTGTGCAGCCTTAATGTATTTTCCATATCTTTCGTGGAATTCATCAAAGCTAGGAACTTTATCAGGATCAATCGGCAAACGGTACTGAGTAAGGGCAAGTTTCATACCCATTACAACCAACTCAGTATCAAAGTTCTTCATTGAAAACTTCAAGAAGTTTTCAACTTGTCCGTAAAAGTCACTGTTATCGTCGTTAACTGACTGACTAAGTTCGTAACACATTGCAACAATCAAGCTGTACATTGCACTAATTTCGTTAGTATCAAGATCTGTTACCTTACCAGCCAAAATATCGCTTGGATTAGGCATGTCAGCAGCAACTTTACGATGTGCAACAAACTTTACCGCAAGGCCTTCACCGATCGAACCTGACACAAGATCCATAAGTGTCTCCGAATCATAGTTATCAGTAAGGAAGTCACTTACAAACGACCACGAACGGGGTGTTGCAAACGAACGACTCGGCGACTTAGGATCAAAGTCATATAAGTCACCTTTACTAAACTGCAGGTAACCAACTACGTCGGGGTGAATTTTGTTGTTTACAGCCCATTCAAACCAGTCATCAAATGATACTGACATCTCCAAGTGCACAAAACGGTTAGCCAGCGGTGCTGGCATGCGATAAGTAACACCTTTATCGCTGTCACGGTTACCGGCAGCAACAATAAGAACATTGTCTGGCAGTTTGTATTGTCCTACACGACGGTTAAGAATAAGCTGATATGCAGCAGCTTGCACAGCTGGAGCAGCTGAGTTCATTTCGTCCAAGAACAAAATTACATGTTCGTACTGGCTTGCAAGTTCTTCATCAGGCAATTCGCTAGGTTGTGCCCAAACCATTTTGCTTTGCGTTGAATCAAAGTACGGAATACCTTTAATGTCAGTTGGCTCCCAAAGACTAAGACGAATGTCAATTACATGAGCATTCTTACTAGCACCAATTTGGTGAACAATGTCTGACTTACCGATACCTGGAGGACCCCAAATAAAGATTGGACGTTGCTGATCGAATGCAGCTGAAATAACTTTCTTTGCATTATTAGGGGAAGTAGTACGAATATTGTCCATTGTGTTCTTACCTGTGTATTTGTTTATTAACTATGTATATAATACGACAAAACAGACTATATGTCAAATGTTTTTTTGCTTTTCTATTGCTTTAATTAAACCGTATCTTTCTATATCACCAGAAAGCAAACTTAGCTCCATTGCTTTGCGATCATCTGTAACTTCTATATACTTTTTTGTGAGAAAATACGGACATGTGATAAAGTTGTCTAAGTGTATCAGAATGTTCGTTTTGTAAATGTTAAGATCTGGTGGAAAGTTAATTTGATAAAACGCTAAAGACAGTTGATTTTTTAAAAAATCTCTACCTTCTTCAGTCAATCTTAAGCCACCAGACTGCTTATCACGAATGTTGTACCACCATTCGGATGAATATTTTTTTAGATTAACTTCATCAACACTAATTTTAGCAGTGTTTAAAAAAATTTTTGTGTATGTTGCTCTATTCATTCAGTAAGTTATCTGAAGTAAACTTAATAACCTTAAAATCTTCAGTGTTCCACATACTATTTAACCTTTGAGCAAGGTTATGAGCGTGTCCGGGATTAGAAAAACTAGTTTTCTTATACTTAGGACCTGGGTAGTTAGTTAAACTGTTAAAACTTTTTAGATTAAAAGGTTTATTCTGATAAAAAACTGCCCAAATTGCATCCGCTTGAAGAACTTGTTCTGTTCTATATGTCTTTTTATCCGTGTATTCTTTTAAGATAACAGGTTTCGGCCTGCTCATTTTCTTCTTCCTTTAACTACGTATATTTATCTATTACCAACTGCTACCGCCATCCATTTTGATGTCGATTACTGGATTATTTTCTTCATCTTGCTTTTTCATTAACAGTTCTTCTAAGTTTTCTACATGCCTAGCTAGCATTAAAGTCAGGCAGAATTGTAACTTTTTTGCTTTGTCAATGTCAAGTCTGATTTCTTTTTGTCTGCTTGACTCTGCACTCTTTACTAAACTTAAAAAATCCTTTAGTGGACTTGTATTAATTGGTTGATTTTGCATTTTCTTTACTCAATTGTTGGCGCATTTCGATTTCTGTTTTAAATGGACCCTTGTAATCATATCTTTCAATAGTAATTAACTTAGGACAAAAGCTTTTTACCCAGCCTTTGTTAAATTTAATGATGTAATATCCTGCACAATATACACTTTTAGACTTTTTGCTTTTTGTAAACAAGGGCAATTTCTTTTTAAGGTCCCACATGCTATTATATGGCTTAGAATTACACACAAATTTGTGCACATCGTATTGTGTAGTTTCTTGAATTTTAAGTTGAGTCCAAGTGAGATCACCTAATTTTTTCTTAATATTAGACTTGTTCTTATAAACTTCGTATTTGCCGTCGCTGTTAACAATGTAATGGTCGTTGTCGAATGATATTGTACCAACATTTTTACCGTTGTCAATAACAAGCCAAAACTTGTCTTTTAGGATTTCTTTTGCATTTTTCATACTGGGTATCTCGCTTGGAATGGAGTTGAATATAGTGAAATATTATCAGCAATACGCTGCATATCCCACTTATTACAAAATTTAAGAAGTCGCACACCTACTTGTGATAAATCTTTAGGAGCATGTGTTTGTTCATTAATTGTATTGGTAATTTCGTTACGGATATTTTCGGGTTGTGCAGACAAATCACATAGTAAAACATTGCGATTGTAATCGTCAATAACTCTGTGTTCATCACCGTTGTGATCAGTCCAACGCTGAAGCATCATGTTGTTCCAATTATAGCCTTTAGTAGTCATATCTGCATAAGCTTCAGTAAGACCTACTTTATTCTTAGTGCCTTTCTTACGTACACCGGGGTAAGCACTAAAGATGTTGTCACTAGTGTCGCCACGCATACACTTTTCAAACAGCAACCACTGTGGGTCTGGTGCAGGCTTTGCATCACCAGTTTTTTTATCAATAACTGGCTTACCTTTGTCGTCAAAATAACCTTCGTGTGTAATTGTAGTATTACTAACACCGTTGTATTGTTTTACATTGGGTGCAATAAGTTGTGCAAAGTCGCCATCTGTACTAAGAATAACATGATTGTCGTTAGGATGAGACTGCACCCAACCAGCAATAAGATCGTCTGCTTCCAGCACAGGGTTGTGTAGTACAGTACAGTTTGTTTTTTCACGTACAAACGATTTAAACTCGTCAAAGATTTCAAAAAACACACGATCTTCTTCTGCTTCTCGGGCAGTCATAGCATCACGAGCTTCTTTACGGTTACGCTTGTAAGGCTCGTAAGCATCTTTGCGCCAACTACGGCCTTCTAAGCAAAAGACCACATGGTCTGCATCAAAGTCAGTCCATGCTTTCTTAATACTGTTAAAAGTTACATGCAAAGCCATACCGACTTTGTCGTCGAGACTTCCCCGAACTACATGTCGAGCTCGAAAGAAAGTGTTCATAGTGTCTACAAGAATATAAGTGCTCATATAATTATATTAGTATATAATATCACAAATGTCAACTGTTTTTCCATAATTGTTTCATGTATTTTGAAAAATTTTGATATAAGTCTGATAGTGATGTATTTTTCACAATATTTTTTAAACTTATTACTTTTTGCGATTTATTCATTATGTTAGACTGTAAATTAGAATCAACAATTTGTTTCAATACAACTTTTTGTGCAGTGTTGAATTTTACTGCGTATAAAGGATCGCCTCGTTTTATATTAATTGTACAAGGTCCATGAGCTGGAATACACGTAAAATTTGTAGGCCTACAAATTTTACTAATGTTAAAACTTCCGCAAAAGTTCTTAAATGGTAAATGAATAAGAGGAGGATCTATTAGATCAATAGTAACATTATCATTTTTATTTATAAAATAGTAATTTAGCGGAAAATCTAAACAAGTTTGAGTTTCTAGGTTTGATTCAATTACATTTTGTGTAAAAATACTTCCGTTGTGTTTAAAAGTAACTTTTTCGTTTTGATCAACATCTAAAACAAAATTCACAGGACTTGTAATTAAATATACATTTTTTAAATATTCAGTTTTAGACGGACAATGCCAGTAGTCTAATTTAGATCCATATTTTTTTATTAAAAAAGGAAGAATAGGTGTAGGTGGATTTACAGCTAATTCGTAATCTAAATTATTTGCAATACAACCAAACCATTGTACTTCGATATTCATTAAGAAACCTCCGATTTTCCTTTGTCGATAGGAATAACATTAATATAGCCCATATCTCGATCAGCAGTTTGTCCTTCTTCTTGTAGCATCTGTGACACAACAGTTTTAAACCATTGATCTACGATAGCTTCGGGTGTTTCGCCTTTATAGCCAGCATCTAATAGTTGCTCAATAAATTCGTTGTTCCAATCGAGTTCAAAAAATCCGTTTCTAATATTATCAGGATTAACTTGTGTATCTATCACTGCTACATATGCTTCACCTTTTGCAGATGCAGCCGCTTTTGGATCAGTTTCTTCAAGAAGTTTGATTTTTTCTTGTTCTAGTTTATCAATGCCCATAATACGTTTTAAAAATTTTTTCATTTCTCTTTTTCCTTTGTTGTAAGATTGCCAGCAATTATAATTCGGTCAGTATCATTTGTTTGATGCGGTACATGATGAAAAAGATAAGCTGGAAAGAGTACAAATGAACCTTCTATTGGAGGAATATAAAATTTATCACTAGAATCTGTAAAGCATAATGGTTGTGAATTTTCATCTGATTTCAAAAAATATACAAAAGAAAAATTATATGGATTATGCCAATGTGGAACTGTATGATCACCTTTTTTATACATTGCACCCCACATATTATCCACTTTGGTATCTAAAGTAGTAGGACTATGATAAGGATGTTCTTCTGAAATCGATATTGCAAAATCTTTTAATGGCTGAAATTCAGAATTATCACGTAGATCATTGTAATCAGTCATTCCACCTTTTATATTAGTAGACCTGTCCATTTTGTCGCCTATATCTTTAATGATTTTAATCCATTTTTCGTTACAATGCAGATGCCCGGGATATATTGTGTGTAATATAGTTTGATTGATTGAAACTTGATGTACTTTTACAGGTAGTATTTCAGTCATTATGTTCCCCAAGCATTACCGAATAATGAGATATGCAGTCGAGGAGTAAATCTCCAACCACGCTGCATACAAATTTCCGCTACTTCTTTAACATTCATATTATATTCTTCTGAACGTCCACCGAGTGGCATGAGGTATACAGGACACTCAACTCCTGCTTCTTGGTACGCTTCCACGGCTTTACCAACTTCGTCAACGTCGTCTTTGTCAGCAACAACAAATTTAAGATAAAGATTGCTATTAGCAACAGAGGCATACTGGCTAGCAACCTCAGGCTTAATAGCATCATTCCAAGACTCGCCTGAAACGGAGAGTTTGGGTGAACAGCTGAAAGTGACTTGAATTCTTCTGTTATTCTCGAGATAGTCGAGTAAATCTTTGTGTAACATTTGTGTAGTGTTGGTTTCAAACGTAACATTTTTTAAGTCCTTCATTTTAGGGTGTTCAAATAAATCAACGTAAAGTCGTTGCCAAGCAAGAAGAGGCTCTCCGCCTGTCATAATTAGGTGGATGTCTTGCCCGTTATCCATAGTCCATTTGCCTTCGGGTAATAAACTAATTAAATGATCAACTACTTCGTCGACTTCTGCTAGTTTGTTAAAATGCTTAAATTCGGGATAGATACTTGCGTAAGTATCGCACCCTGTATGAATAATAGGTAAATCTTCAAACTTTTCTGTAGTTTTGTGCACACCGGCATCGAGCAATTCTTTCACTTCGGGATTATATCGATTTCCTTCGGCATGTTGTTTCCAGCGGTCTTTGTCTTTTGGCAAACCAAAGTTCATGCATCGAAAGTTACAACCGAAGGTACGTAGGAACACACTAGGTACTCCTACGTACTTGCCTTCACCTTGTACACTGTAAAATGCTTCTGAATAACGTAATTTCATTAAAGCTCCTCAAGAATACCGAGTACTTCAGCGCCAATTAGTAATACACCGCCTACTACAATAGGCATAATTCCTACCGGCATAAACAGTACACTTACAAATGCAGCGCCTGCTCCGATACGTACAGCACTCTTTACGAGGCTGATATAAAAATGTTTCTTGCTTATATCAACGGGCTCAGCCATTATAAATCTCCTTTAATAATTGGCGTAGAGCCAATACTATCGTGATAATCACCGTTGGTATGATATTCACGTACAGCAGATTCACGAATTACGTGTCCGCCAGTTTTGCGATAAATTACAAGTTCTTTGCGAATTACGCCGT